TCTATCTCTATTATTATCCTCTGTATAACCTATTTTGAGAAGATGAATTAAATTTTCATTCTCATCATAACCTGCACTCTTAATCAAATATATCATAATTAATTATCCTTTCTTTTTAATAATTCATAACTACGAATTCGCTTCTTTACTCCATCTACTAACATAGTATTTTGAACCTCTTTTACTTCGAAATACTCTAAAATATCATTGGCCTTAGGAACTGCAGTATAAGAAATAGAAGAGTATAGATCTCCAAGTTTAGCCTTTAAATTAGCTAATGTATACTTCTCACCTGGATTAAAATTTTGATGAATAGTATTATTTAATAATTCAGGACTAAAGGTTACAATACCTAATTCTCTTCTAATATTTGTAATATTATAATGTAATTTTTTCAACCTATCAGGACCTAAAAGCAAATAATAAGACTTAATCTCATCACTATCTGCTATTTGATCTAATACTATCTGAATAACTTCCTTAGAGACTGGATATTCACATAACATTTTGAATTTCTCTAACATAGTGGTTAAAGTATCATAAATGCATAAAAATCTTGTTACATCTCTATTTATTATATCATCCTTTGTTAGATTAGATCTAATACTAGAAAATACACTAAACCTATCTCTATAATCTACTTGTTGAATCTGAAAAGCTCTAATCTCATTTACTAATACAAGTTTATTAGTAACAGGTTTTAGAATGACATTTCCTGTTTGAGAGTTAATAACTTTATTTACTGCTACATAATTATCCTTATAGTTTTGACTTTTTGCTAATATTTGATAATTCTTTGCCAAAGTATATTTATCCTCATCAAGACTTACTTCCCCATAAGCTCTAAGTAAACTTTCTGTATCTTTTGTTTTTCTATCTAGAATTGCTTGAAAGTCAGACTCTTTCATTTCCCTATAATCTGCTGTTATTCTATAATAGAAATTTGCTGTATTTTTCCATGGATTATCCTGTAATCTTTGTCTACCTAGTATCTGTGGAAGATCTTCTGCAATATCAACTGCTAAACAGTCTGAATTAGAATCTGAGAATATAAAACTACGTGCACATAAACTATAAAAATCGGCTCCTAAGTATACAGTTCTAGTACAGAAAGTGAACATCTTGGGTTTTTCTGTTTTCTTTGGTACTTTTCCTATAACAAACTTTTTACCTAGTTTCCTTTTAATTCTTTTAGCATTATCATCAGTTCTAGAACATAATATATTACACTGTTCTGGAGTAAGATTATTCTTTTTAATCATACTAATAATATGATTAACACTATTTACATAGAATACAGCCTCGTCTGATATTACTTTTACAGGTTGACCGTTTCTCATGACAGTAATCTCCTCAAAATCTCCTGATAGATAGGATTGAATTACTTCTTCTGCTTTTGTACCTACAGATTTCATTGTAAGTACCTTTAATGAAGGTCTAATAATTCTGGAAGAATCAGCAGCTTCCCAATCTAAATCAAAATAAGGAAGATCTTTAAACTCATCTAACATTTCTAGATACTTTTCCATCATAGGAGTAGCTGATACAAAGTATGCTGTTGGGGATTGCTGTAAGTGTAGAAGAAATCCTAGCTCTGTATTTGACTTAAATCTAGAATCATGTAAAATACTTTGAAACTCATCTACTACTGTTATAAATCTATCAAAAATCCTTAATTTTTCAAGAATATCTTTAACGATTCTATATGAATCATATGTTACTAGAATCTTAGCTGGTTGATTATTTAGATATCTTTGATAGGTATAAGTATCAATTTCTCTATATAATCTTTCATAGATCTCAGAATTATCTTTCTTTTCATCTCCCTCTTCATCTATATTAACACTTTTAGGCTCTTTAGAAAGATCTTTATCAACTTCTGATTCTTTTTCCATTTCATTTACAACCAAATAAACATCATCAGGATGTTGATCTTTCTTGTTTTCTAATAACATTTTTCTAGGAGAACAAAGTATTACATTCTCTGGACCACCTATACAATATTCAGTGAAACCACATCCAGGTAATTGTTTATTTATTATACATTTATTTGGAAATTTGTTAAATCTAAATTCATTCCATTCAGAGATATACCTAATACCTCTGGGAATTATAATCTTTTCTCTGTTCATATTTTATAAAGTTTTTAATTAATTTAATTTATTATAGATTCTTTTTAATACAGAATCCAGTTACATAAAATCGAAGACTAAGGATACCCTTTATAATCTTCATTCAATTGTAAGGATTTAAAGTCAGTAGAAGAGCAAAACTACACTTTAAAATTTAATAAAATGGTAATATACTATATATTCTTCTAAATAAAAAAAAAGTGCATCAATTGATATATTCGATCTCCCTTTGGGAGGAGATCGAATTCTTATAATCTATTTATTCCCTATATAGTTTATTCAATCTAGAGCCCGTAGGGCCCTGGAGTGAACCCTTTAGTGGTGAACGGAAGGTATGATAATGGGTTCCTTTGTCCTCATAAAAATGTATCAAGAAAAAAGAAACCAAGGAAATAAAATCCTTGGTTCTTATAAGTTTTAAATTTCACAATCCTCTATTAAAGTCTTGAATTGTTCAAAGTTTAAAGTACCACCTCCAGCACTTTTATGTCCAAAAATAATGCCTCTATATCCAGCACAACTAAATTCTGGAATTCGATCAGGTTCTTTATACATTGATATACTATATACTCCTTTATCTCTTCGATTACATACTATATAAATATCATAATCATTTAAGACAGAATTAAAGACTGTACTTGAAAATGCAGTTCCTATTACACAAACTCCTCTATATTTTCCAGCAACAGTAACGGGAAATGAGAATGATTTAACTACTCCTTTATTAATTTTATCCTGATTTTGTTTAAGAATAGTTCCAAGTTCTATTACTTCTGTCAATCTATCTTCCCAGAAACATAGATTAGGAAATTCATAGAGCCACGTATCAGGATTTAAGCCATATTTAAATTTCAAACCACTCTGTAAAGGAAGTATTACATCTTGCCAATCATCCTCTCCAACTTCATCTTTTCTCCAAGTATCATATACTCCAAGAAGTCGAATAAATTCTGGAATATCTTGACCTGGACAGAAAAATCTCCAAGTTAATTCACAAGCAGCTGGTCCAATCTCACGAATACCTTTAATTCCGGTGTAGTTATTTTGTATAGAACTTTCGATGGATGATACATGATGATCTATGAATATAAAGTTATCTCCATAGTGTTCCCAAACCTGTAACATAATTTCAGGAGGGAAACTTATATCAACCATACAGATCAGGTCATAGGGTCTTCCATTCTTATCTACATACATTTCTGGAATTTCATCTCCATAATTATATCCGGTTTTATCTACTTGGTACCCTTCATCGTATAGTGATTTTACTGCTATACACATACTGGATGTTCCATCAAAATCTACCCTATGAAAGATAACTAACGCTTTTTTATTTCTGTTCATATCCTAATAATTTAATTAATAAATCAATTTCACATTCTAGTTTTGTTAATAATTCTATAGCTTCAATCATAATTTATAATACGTTCTATAAATTCAGACTTCATAATTGCTCTCGCTTTAAGATCTACTATATGATTTAAGAGATCAAGTTCCGCACAGTTATACCAAAACCATTTTCCTCCAGAATAATATTTAGTATCTTCTCTTTCTCTTCGTTCTTCTATAATTTTTATAAACTTTCGATATACTTCCTCTTTTTCTTCTGGGAGGTATGCTATTTTATAATCAAACGTACTAGGATATAGTTTTAATTCCTCCATAAGTTCTCCGGCCGTATATCCAAAATCCTTAGCTACTTGTGAGAATGTAGAAATTTGATATCCGCGTTTCTTTAAGTAGTTCTCCATTATTTCTTGGGAGAGAGTTATACTAAATACTCGATTTCTACTATTATATTTCGTTATCATCTTCTTTCTATAAATTTAACTTCAGATTCGATTATACCACGGCCGGATTTTTCATGGAGGGTTTTTGTTTTAGGTATATATCCAGAGTCCATAGGTTCAGTCATATAAAATAAACTAGTTCCTCTAAATGTAGCTGTTATTACTTTTTGGCCAGGTTCTACTTTTACTTCCATAGTTCCTCCAAACAATACAGTTCTTTTATTCTCTGGGAAAATAAATACAAATACTATATATGCTACAGCTATGATTATAATTCCCCAAAATATTAATGTTCTCTTTTTCATTGTTGTTTTATTTTATAAATTAATATTAAATTTTTATTGGTAGAGGAATATAAATATACATTAATATTTCCTAAAGTATCAGAAGTTATTAAAGAGTTGTTATTTGGTTTAAGATCTATAAACTTTTCGCCTTTAGGAAGATTAATTGTTACTGTTGTTGAAGAACTAACATCTTCGACCTTTTCAACGGATTCACAACTTACTAACAATAATGTTGTTAACGCTAATAATGTTAATAATTTCTTTTTCATATTTTTTAATTTAAATTTCATATATAAGAATTTCAAGGAGAAAAATGAAGAGGAAAACCTTAGTCTTCCTCCATTACTAATAATACTATGTTATACAATTCAAGCTTTCTTTTTATTTCGTTCTCACCATTTCCTATATTCCATAAAAACAATGGTCTTAGTTTCTGTTGATATCTATATTCACCCCAATCCATCTCTTCAATTTTTATACCCAAAGTGTCTTCAATCATCTTCTTTAATTCTAAATGATTATAGGTTATTTGCATTTTCTTATTTTCATGCATTTCCAATAATCTAAGAATTCCAGAAGACGCCCTAACAGATACTATTTTCTTAAGATATTCACAATCAAGTTCGGTAAGGCTATATATCTCCAGTAATATATTTAATTCTTTTTTTAAGTTGTCGAATGTATAACTTCTATAAATCTCTAGGGTATTTGGTACACTTCTATAACACCCCATTCCATAACTTAACCAACAAATAAACCTAGTTATTGTTGCCTTTAATTGTAATTTAATTTTTCTAATAATTTTTTCCATATTCTTATTTTTTTTAAATAAAAAGTCTACCCGAGTTTTTCTTCGAGTAGACATTTCACTTATGATCTATTATCTTTTCACATATAAGGCTTTGAGGGATTCTGATCTGATAACATTAATAATTTTTTAGGAATATCATCTTCTGGATAAAGATAGGATAATACATCTTCTTTTTGATATTTTTCAATCATTTCTTTCCATGATGTATAATCAATTAACCTAAATCTTATAAACCTATCTTCTACTGGATACTCTCCTCCAATTATATATTTATCATTCTCTTTTACATACCAAGATGTTAATGGTCTTTGTAAGAAACTCTCAAGTTGATGATGTGGATCTTCTCCATAACATGTATCTAGTACAATCTTATAGTGCTTATCCACATGTTGAAGAGGTATAATATCAGGTCCTAAACTAGTTATCATACATATAGACATGTAAGTATTAGGAACTGTACAACCTGATTCCTTAAGAGCTTCTATAGTATGTATCTTAAGAAAATTAGTGAAAACATTTTTGTAATCTTCTATATTTATTTTATATCCTAAGTATAATCTTTCAGATGGTTGATCACTTAGGATAGATCTTGGATTTTGAATTTCTATAATATTATCATATGTCCAAGATTTTTTATTTTTCCAGTAAGTATCAAAAATTATATTAAATAAATCAACACTAACTTCAAACCATTTACTAATCATATATTGGTATTTTAAATAATTCTTTTTCTGTAACCCCATCCAGAAATAATAATTCTCCAAAAGATATTACAAATATTAGATCTGGATTATTAAAACCTTCCCGATAAAATGATAAGTCCCCTGGATAATTTTTGGTCATTATATGATCTGGAATAAAGAATTCTACTCCATCATCAAATAAGAATCCCATTTTTATTCCATACTGAAATAAGAACTTATCAACTTCAGATAACTCAATATCAGGATAAATGTTTCTTCCTAGTTTTATTTGCTTCATAATGGTAGAATGGACAATCTTCGCTACATTCATCAGATAAAATGCAACTATTATTACAAAATGTTTTTATATCATTATACATATCTTTTACTGTATATATTCCTTTTTTCTTCTTTTCTTCATTGATTCCACAAATTGTACAATCTTGAGAACTAATCTGAAGAACTTTATTCAAGTATTTACGACGTCCAGCAACTTCATAATACTCTGCATAAATTAAGTACGTTATATCGTTATCAGACATTGCTTCTTTCTTACTAGAAATATAAGATCCAAGTACTGTCCCAATAAATTCAGCACAATCAAACATCCAAGCATCATTTATAGGAATATATACTTTAACTTTAGTACCAATCCTATAGGTTATTTGTGGATAAAAATCAATCTCTCCAGTTGATATATTTTTCTTGATGATATTAATCTTTTCATTGATTTTAATATAATCCTTATCTTTCTGGCGATTTATTATCCATAATATATCCTTTAACCATTCATAGATCTTTTTCGTTCTTCCCATTTTTCTTTTGCTAATTTTTGTAAATCTTCTACAGTATCAGTCTCATCTACTATTTCTATTCCGAGTAAATTTTCTATAACATCTTCGAAACTAGCTACTCCAACAAATGTTCCATACTCATCTACTACTATTGCTAAGTGTTGTTTAGTTTTAAGAAATTTTTCGAACAATACATTAACACTAGATGAATCTGGAATAAATATAATATCAGAATCATAATCTGTATGTTTTATTGTTAATCCTGGTTGATAAACATCATAATCTTGATATATATCTGACTTATATGCTATTCCGACTATATTATCTTCAGTATCTTCCCATATTGGTATTCTAGAAAATTCAAATTCATCTGGAAAATCCTTAAGAAAAGTATTAGCATCAAAAGATTTTACAACAGTTCTAGGAGTCATTATATTTCCAACAGTTAATTTATCAAGAGCAAGTAGATTTTTAATTATTTTACTTTCTCTTCCTGTAAATATCTTCTCTCGCTCTCCGATTGTTGCCATACTAGATATTTCTTCTCGAGATATAGTAGCTTCTTCTGTTTTTGGTGAGAATATAGCCATTATATATCTTGACATCCAAACTATAGGATATGTTATATAAATCATCCAAGTTAATATGTTAGCTGTAATTGAGGTCATTCTTTTCCAATAATGTGCTCCGAGTGATTTTGGTATTAATTCACTAAGTACTAATATCAAAAAAGTCATTATTCCAGAAATAATTGCAAAATTTTTCATCCCAAAAATCTCAACTGCCTCTATACTAGCTAAACTCGTACCTACTGCATGAGCAGCAGTATTTAGTGTTAAAATAGCAGAGATAGCATCATCTACCCTTTCATTCTTCAGCTTCATAAATTTTATTGCTGCCTTAGAACCAGAATCGATTTTAGACTGAATAAATGAAGTCGGTGTGCTTAATAATGTTGCTTCAAGAACACTACAAATAAAGCTAATTGTTATAGCTATACTAAAATAAAAAATCATTCCAAATAAAGGATCCATAATTTTCTGTTTTAAATTTATTTTTATTAATAATATCATATATAAGAATCTCAGGGAAAATCTAAAAGCATTATTGATTTCTTTCAAAACCTTTAAAAATCTTATAAATGTAATAATAACTTAAAAAATTTGTAAAAATGAAATTGAGTAGAAAAGAAAAACAGGCAAAGAAGAAATTAATTGGTGTTTACAAACAATGTATCGATGTAATGACAAGATATATGGAACCAGTTGCTGTTATATCCACTACAAAGAAGGGAGGAACTCAGATTACAAGTATGAGATTTCCCGATTATCATTATAAGAAAATTATTAGGGAGAGAATTCAAAAGGTTACTGCAGAATTAAACAGTAGCCAAGGTTAAAAACTCAGAAGACTTAGCACTTAGAAATAAGTGTTAGGTCTTCTTTTTGCTCTTCTAGAACCTTGAAGAACTTATAGATGTAATCATTAAACAATAAAAAACAATATGAAAATCGTAAAATCAAGTGTATCCATTCTCCCTCAACAATCTGGGGTGGATGGATTAATGAAACATGTAGAGAAAATTGGAAGATTGGCTTATAAATCTGAAGATAAAATCACAGAAGATTCATGGGAAAGGTTTGACAACATGCTTTTTTCTAGAGGTCATTGGGCGGTTTTTAACTCAGGAACTGTATATCTCAGTATCCCAGAAGAGGATAGATACTACTTGGAGATCTTTTTCAAAACTGCTCCTTACACTAGATGGTATCATAACTCAGTAACTGGAACTTATGAGGTTACTACAGATCTAAGAATTATTTATCAACATAATCTAGAAGGAGTTATGAAAAAATATTGGTGTGAACCTACTGAAAACCATTATCACAGAGTCACAACTAGATGGATCTGTAGTAGAGGTATATCTCATGAACTTGTTCGGCATAGAACGTTTTGTGCCAAGTAGTGGAGACACTACAAGAATAATCTAGAGAATTGCTGAAAAGTATTAGATTATACTAACCAGCATCCAAATCAATCAATAGAATTGAATGGTTCAGAGACTAATAAGTACTAGACATCTTATTGATAATAAAAGATGATGATATAGTCCAATTTTTCTTGAAAAAGAAATAAGTAATGAGAGCGTTTTCATTTCTTCAAGAATCTCAACGTTATGTAAATTATTCAAAAGATAGATTTGGAGGGGAACTTACCTTTATTCTTCCTCAGTGGATATATAGAGTTAGAGAAGATATTGCATCAACTATAGATTCTCAAACAGGATTATCTCGAAGTTATATTCATGACATAGATGGGCAGGAATTATGGGAAGATCTTACAGTATGGGATAGAACTATTGCAACTTTTGATAGATCATGGAGGAATACAGAGATCGATTATTTATATGCAACTTCTACTGACGAAGGAGAAAAACTAAAACCAGAAGAAGCTAGAGGATTACTTCCAAATGATATAAAAACCGAACTATGTATGACTGGTTACATTGAGGATTTTACATATATTCCTTCTGAAGATACTCCTGAAAAAGCTGGATTCTTTTCATTAAGGTGTGCTAAAGATGCTCATCCAGATATGCAAATTTTAGCAAATGATTTAAAGCAACAATTTATTGATACAGGATTATATAATTTAAAATAAATGGAATGTATTTGGTGTGGATTCAAAAGTAATGATCCAATAGAATTTGAAAAACATCTATCCGAAGAGCATTTTTTAAGTTATCAAGAGTATTGTGAAATTGAATTAACACATCAAAAAGATCTTGATAATTTTTGCTTTAGATGTAATAAATATAGAGGTCCATTATCTACATTAATTAAAGATTTTTATTATCTTCCTTGTAGAATATGTAGTAACTCTATTACAAAGAAGACAGAAAAACAAGAATTAATTAAAACTATTATAAAGAATATAAAATCTTTTTATGATTATATTCTTAGTGATAGATATTTACAACTATTCTTGATTGATAGTATTTACCATTTAGCTACCTATTCTCATGATTATTTAGAATTCAAGAAAGTTCTAAGTAAACTAGATCTTCCGAATCGAAATGATATATGGTTTTTAGATTGGGTACCGGGATATCCAAAAATTATATCTATTCCGAATTTGACTGGTATAAAAATAGTAAATCTATCAGAGAAATATAGAATAGTATCAGGAAAGAATAATATAGAGATTAATAATTATAAAATTCTTTTCCCTGAAATCGTTCCTTACGATAAACAGCATTTTAGTAGATATAATATTCTTAATCTTAATTCAAATAGAAAAACAAAAAGATTAAAATTAGATAATTCTCCTAATTGTGTTAAGTTTTTCAATACTCAAGGTTATGATACAAAATCAATATTTAAAGTTATTGATACTAAAACAGAAGAGCCAGTAAATCTAAAAGAAATAAGTTATCAAGATTATACTATAATAAAGTTGATTCTTCTAAGAAATAAGAATTATATGAGATTTGTATTTTCTATTTTCTTAGAATTACTTGGAGCTTGTAAAGTATTTAAGGATTCAGTATTTCTTAAGAACAGTATTAATTTAAATTCTGAAAAAGAACCAATAATTAATATCTCTTGGCTCCCTGAAAAAAATGAAACATTATCTAATAACATAATTAATATATCTATTTTATGACAACAACATCAACAAAATTTAAAGTACAAGGGGTAGGGTTAGATACTTCAAATATGACCATTAAACCGTGGGTAGATTCTGAAGATGAATACTCTTTTGATTATTTTCATACATCTATCTCAGCTAATAATGATTTTTTGATTTCTGAATTTATAAAGAGTTTTCCAGGAGGTAACTTAATCACTTCTATTGATTTTTTAGATAATCCTGAAAGAGCACTCCTTGGACATCTTCTTGAACTTGGAAGAAAGAAAGTAGACTTGTTATTGATAGATTCTGAAGTAATTCTTAAAAACCTAGGAACTGTTAAGGAAACTATTAAACAGCTTAGAGAATATAAAATAATTGAGGAGTTTGGAGTAAAAAATCCTAAGACCGCCGAAGATCTCAAAGCCATGGAAGAAGCTATTGAAGAGAAAATTAAATTCGTTTCTCTTGATTTATGTCCTTTGAATTTTAATTATGATATTGTTAATTATTGTAAGGAAAATACAATAGATTTGCTTGGCTTTAATCCTTTCGGCGGATATATTAACTCAGCATCTGTAATATCTAGCTTTACCATTCCTTATCTTCTTGGTTTTGCTGGAAACTATTGTTCTGTTATATTTTTATCTGGACGTGATTTGATTTTATCTAAAGAATCAATGTTGTATATAAAGGATAATATAATTGGATCTGAATGTTCTAGTAAATTTTCCCTTAAAAAGAATGTGTCTAGACTTCATAAACCACTTAAGAAAGTTGTGGATACTTCATTAATATTTAATAAGAATCTAGTTTTAAGTGTAGATTCTCCTGAGTATTTATTTCCTTTAGAAGATATTAATATAAATCTAGGTTCTCCAGTAAATATTGTTGATGGAGTTGATCCGAAATTAAGAACGGAATTAGAAATGTTTGTGGATGATCTTTTGGAGGTTACAGAATTTCCGAAAGATGCTACTCTTCAATCTAAATATGCTATAGTAAGGTATCAAGTTTTATCAGCTCTTCGAATGAAATTTCCGGAAACTGATGGATGGAATATTCATATAGTAAATACGGGAAAACTAATCTCTGGAATTTTAGTGCATAGAGTAATCGAAGAAAAAAAGAAAAGATTCTTTAAAAAGAAAAATTCTCAAAAAACTGAATCTAAACATTTTCTTTGTGCACTTCCTAAAATTGATCTTCCAGTATTTATAGAAGAGCCCGATGATAAAAACACAGTCCTTGAGAACTCAAACCCTAATAATTGAGAAAATCCGGAGTTAGTTGTGTACCCCGGAAAATAAAATAGAAAACATTAATAAATAAAAATTATGAGAGTTTATAACGGAACAAAATCACAAATTAATTTACCTTTATCAGGTACTCAACGAATTACTATCCCAGCACATTCTGTTTCTGGTGATATTATGCCTAGTAATGAATTTCTAAGTTTACTAGTAAGTTCTTATGATTACAATGAACTAGCATTAATTGTATCAGGACCATTTGAAATAAATATGTGTGCAGGAGTATCAGGATCAGTAGGTTTTGTAGTTCAATCCCTTGATGAAGCTATTGAACGTTTTGCACCAAAAGAATGTCCAAAGTGTAATCAAGATCCTTGTGTTTGTAATAAGGAAAAAGAAAAAGAACCGCAGCCAGTAGATAAAAAACCGGCAGCAACTCCAACAAAACCGGCTGAAAAAGAGAAAGAAAAATCAGTACCTGAAACTAAAGAGGAAAAAAAATAAATAAAGTATTATAAACTATTGGAATCTCATAGAATTTTATCTAAGGGATTCCATTTTTATTTCAAGAGTATAAATATCATGGAAGATAGAAGTTTTATCTTTAAATTTGATAACAATGAAATTAATTTTTCATTAAGAGGAGATGGTAAGGGAACAATGATTAATGCAACTGAAATGGCTAAACCTTTTGGGAAGCTATTTGCTGATTGGTATAGACAGAAATCTACAAAAGAATTTCTGAAAGCATTAGAAAGCGTTATGGGAATTCCCATAACGGATTTAATTGTAAAAATTCAAGGAGGTGTGCCAAAATTTCAGGGAACTTGGCTACATGAAAACGTAGCCCTAGAATTCGCTAGATGGTTAAATCCTATGTTCTCTATTTGGTGTAATGATAGAATAAAGGAAATAATGATTAATGGATATTCTATTATTGATCAATCTAGAGAATCGTTTGAAAGAGCTTATATGGATATTCAACAAAAATTAATTGAATCTAATAACGAAAATATTTACCTTAAGAATATATTAGATTCCCAAAAGGATTTAGTAACCTTTGCAAATCTGGTTCTTTCTACCTCAGAAAGTCTATATACTATGACTGAAATTACGAAAGGATTAAATTTATGTAAGTCTAGCAAAGATATTTATAGTATTCTAGAAGCAAAGAATATTATATATCATCAAGGTAATAAATGGTTCCTAAGATCTCCTTACGATACTCTTGGATTAACAAAAGATGTAATGATTGTTGGGAAGGATGGAAAACCTCACAATCAAAGAAGATGGACTGAGAAAGGAAAGTATTTTATCATGTCAGTTTCATTATAAAAATTATGGTAGACTATAAAGAAGTAAAATTAAAAGATGGACGTGTATTAGTGTTTTGTAACTTCGAAGAACTTCTTAAAGATTTTTATGGAGTATCTAGTATGGAAGAAGTAGAACCTCATGCAAATTCAACAGGACACTATATTATTCATTGTCCATTTTGTAGAGATTCTGGACATACAAAACATAAATTATATATAAAAACTGACTTAACTGTTGGTACTTGTTTTGTATGTAATCGAGCCTATATACATGTGTCTGATGAAGTTGATACATCATTTAAAGTACCTGATTTTATGTCATTGTATTATGGATATTCAGGTCATCCAAATGTAGTTAAACTTACAGAAGATCCTATATGGACATTAGATAAATACTGGAATGAATTTGATAATTTTGATCAAAGAGGCTATGATTATCTAATGAGTAGACATCCTTTTATGAACGACATCTATAAACTCCTAGACTTTAAATTTGTTGATGGAAATGTAGTAATGCCATTTAAATATCATGGGGAAGTATTTTATTACCAGATTAGATTTTCTGGAAAGACAAAAATTAGATATCTTTTCCCACAAATATCAGCAAAGCCTCCTTATGTAATAGATCATGGTCAAGGTCTAAGAAAAATAATAGTAGTGGAAGGGGTATATGATGCTATAGCTGCTTTAATTATGGCACCTGATTATATACCTTTTGCAGTTTTGGGAAGTTCTATATCAGATTATCAATTAGATTTTCTTAGTGAGTACGTTCCAGAAAAAATCTTATGTTACTTAGATGATACTGAAAAATCTATGGGTGTAGCTAAAAAAATAAGAAAAAGAATAGATTATTGCCCTATTAATATCATAAAATCTAATGGAGAAGATCCAGAAGAATGTATGAAACGAAAACTTAGGGCTGGAAATAATTTACAATGGATTAAATAAAATGATAACAGCATCGATAGATAATACTATAAATAAAATAGTAATAAAAACTGATGACCCTAGTGTAAAATGTCTTTTAGAATTTAAAAGAAAAGTAACTAAGTATTCCCCTTGGTTGAAATCTTGGAATACAACTGAAGAAATAGCAAAACTTTATGATAACCCTAGATCATGCGGACCTAAGAAAGGAATATATACTTTTATCTTAGGAATGGGATGGGCAGCTTATATTGCTAATGTATTTAAACCTATCTTAAGTGATACAGATTATAATACAATTCTTAGAACAATATTTGCAGATTATTATCGAACCTATCCATTTCCAAATCTCAGAGATTATCAAAATGAAGATATGTTGCATGTGTTAAAATATAAGAGAGCGATTATTCAAACTAATACAGGATATGGTAAATAATTTTAAATCTAAATAACATGACAAAATCAAAACAGTTAAAAATAGAAGATCTTACTTCTTTGATTGAAAAAGGTTATAGATGTAAAGATCTTCTTAAAGAATTAAATGTTTCTAAAAGTACTTTATATAATTATTTAAAAAAATATAAATTAACAATTCCAAAAGAAGAATTATATTTTGATAATACAGTATTTGATAATATAGATTCTGATGAAAAAGCCTATTGGTTAGGATTTTTATATGCAGATGGATTTGTTAATAGTAAATATAATAATTCAGTAGAGTTATCATTAAAAGCTAGTGATAAAGAACATTTAGAGAAATTTAATAAATTCCTTAAGAATAAAAGATCTATAACGGTAAGTAAAGCGGCTTCTATAAATAATAAAGAGTATTTTAGATGTAGATGTATAATAACCGACAAACATTTTCACAATAGATTAATTGAATTAGGTTGTGTACCTAATAAGTCGTTAATATTAGTATTCCCATCATTAAAAATATTTTCTAATAATGATTTAGTATATTCATTTATTAGGGGATATATAGATGGAGACGGAAGTATTACGAATACTAGTAGAAATAAATTAAGGATAGATATTTTAGGAACAAAAGAATTTCTATCTAAAATTCAGGATATTTTTAAAAATAAGTTTGGAAAATTATTATCAACGAGATCATCTAAGAAAGGAATTAATAATTATCAAATAGTTAGTGAATGTAGTAAAGCCGTTGGTGTAGGAAATTTATTATATAAAAATGCAACTGTTTATTTAGAGAGAAAATATAAAAAATTTGCCGAGTTAAGTAAAAATACTTAATTTTATTATAGGACAAATTCGGTGAAGGATGGGTTAAATCTAATACCGATCTACAAATATAAATTTTGTAGTGTAGAGCATAGGAGGTGAGATAATCTTCCCATGAGTGTCCTACTTCTATTAATTAGAAGAATATATATGCCGATCTTATTTAAATAAAATAAGAATTATAAGATAAAAAACTTATGAGATAACAAAATGAAAACTGAAACTATAGCAACTCTTATAAACTATGCACATAATGAACTTGGAAAAAAAGTATTAGTTATAACTCCAGGAAAAAAAGCGAAAGATGAAATTGTAAAAAGATACGAGTCTAGATTTGGTGGTAAATTACCTACATCAATAGATGGAGATCTTGGATGTATAATTACTTCAGGGTTTCTAAATCAAAAGAAAATAAAAGATCCAGACCTATGTATTTTAGAGGAAGAGAAACTTAAGAAATTCGATTGGATTCTAGTAGATGAAGTAGAGTATACTATTAATCCTTCTGGTGAATGGATATATGATAGACTAGTGAATGCTGAAGTTATGTATGGATTTTCTGGAACTGCAGATCGAGATTCAGGAGTTATGATCACATTTGCACAGGGAATTACGGAAACATTAGTAAGAAACAAGGACTTAATTAAATATTTCGGACCAGCATTAGTTTATAGAATGCCTACTAGTCTGAAAATAAATAGTATCCACATAAATACTATCGCTTTAAATAATATTAAATTTACAGAAGAGGATTTTAATGAGGATAATAATGTCTATAATACAATAATGTCAAAAATTTGGGTTGATCCTGGAGTATGTGAATTGATTGTAAAGATAGCAAAAAAATATCCTAAATTATATATCCCAATAAATAATTTAAATAATATTATTTCAACTTGGATAGATAACTTTTTTATTGGAGTATTTAGAGTGCTCTTAATTTGCGGCGAAGGATATATTTATTATGACTTGTCTGGAAATAAAACAAACCTAGATCTTCAACAATCATGCGAATATATTAAAAATGGAATGGTAGATATAATTCCTAGTACCGCCGCAGGATTTAGAGCACTAGACCTTCCTGGATTAGAAAATATATTACTAGTTTCTAATATCAACGCTGGATCGGTTCTTCAACAACTAGGACGAACAGCAAGAGGAACTAATATGAACGTTCTTGCACTAAAACCTAAAATACCGAAAAGAATCCCGGTATATACAAAAGGATTCGAACAAAGAGATGAACTATTACATAACTACTATAAGTATTGTGATATTCAAGATATAGTTATTAATGAAGAAAATCTTTAAAAATATAGTATGGATAATGGTAGTGTATTTGATTTGATTTTTAGCTGTTTTAATCAATATTTATTTCAGGATGCTAAAAATAATATATTAGATCTTCAATATTATTTTCAGACTAATCCACAAACAGCCGGAAATGGTATGGTCTCTCAACTCGTGGATGCTATAAAGACTTATCCTCTAGAAAATATAGATGAGCCTTTATTTAGGAGTATCTTATTTAGATCTCAGAAAACTCCACAAGAGACTCAAGAGGTGATGAATGAAATTATAAAATGGAAAAAATATACAAAAAGTCAAATTGAACCAGCCAGAAAGATTTTAACTGATGTAATATATTCAGTTAATCTTCAAAAAGCAAACAGACTCTATTCTCAAAATCCAGAAGAATATGTTAAGTTTGTGAAAAATATAAATGTTAAAACTACTGCTGATCTAGATAATTTTAGTGAGATTGGATTTACACAAATAGATATTAATTCAATCATCGCTGAACAGGCAGAAGGTGGTGTACCTAGTAAATTTGAATGGATAAATAATTGCTTTTCATGCGGAGCTTATGAATTTGGACAACTCGGACTTATCGCAATGCCCCCAGGAGTTGGAAAGTCTCTTTTATCCATGCAGGAGGCATTGAACATGAGTTTACAAGGTTATAAAGTACATTATTTAGCTCTTGGAGATCTTAAAATGAAAGACTTTAAACGAATGAAGCATAGATATAAGAATCTATGAAAATTCTATTAAAATGCTAGAACTATTAGAATAAAATAGAATTAGCATCTCTATCTTTTATCTAAGAGATAGAGTTCAACGACTAAATATAGAACTATAAAAATATAGATGATATAGTCTAATAGTTTAATGAAAATTAAATTTATAATGATTATCAGATTAGGAGCTCAATTTACAGGATTGTCATTTAATGAAGTATCTCAAAACATAGGACCTATATACAATAGTATGTGTCAAATGATTGGAGATAATCTTAGTATAACTATACTACCAGCTGGAAAAATTTCAGTAGATGAATATATAGAATTCATGAAAACCAAAGATTATAAAATCCTGTTTATCGATTAATTGCTTAGTCGCTTAAATAATAAAATTTAAGAAAATTATACTAAAATGCTGGAAAATGTAAGACATAAATCAGCATCAAGGAATATTAGTTACTTGTTCAACGACTAAATGTATAACTATGAAAAATAGATGATATAGTCTAATAATTTAATACCATATTAAATTTAGTAATGTATGATGCGGGATTTAAAAACGCTCACGGTGGAGAGGATGGATCTATGTATAAATCTTTCGGAGATATTTATGATAAGCTTACAGAGTTAACTGCAATGGGAAAGTTAGTATTTATATTGTCTCAGTTAAAAATTGGAGCATATAGTCAAGAAGTATTAGATATGTCTTATATAGCTGGGTCTAGCCATAAGGTTGATGTGGTAGATTTTATTATAACAAGATCTAAAGCGGGAGATCGCCCAAACCCTAACAACCTAGGAATATCAACAATTACGAAAAATCGACGTGGAGAAACAAATATAATTGATTATAATATAAGACTTCAGAATGGTAGATTTAGAAGTTTACCAAAGAAAGTATATGATGATATAAGGATGATTCAAGACAAACGATATTTTTCTGAGGCAGATATTGATTTAATGATTAATAACTATAATATTCAATATAATCAAGCTCAACAGAGTGTATATAAAGCTGGAGGGGCTGGACCACAGAAACAACAAGGAAATAATATTAACGTTCAACAATATTGTACTGGACCAACTCCATTTAATAATAAACCTTAAAGTAAGTTTCGCACTTTAGAGAAGGTTAAAACCTAATATATGAAAGAACATTAGAAAAATTTATAAATTGATCTAGTGTTCTTTTGTTTTTCATCCTAAGAAAATATAAGGAGAAAGTAGGGTAATAAAATTGCGCAATCTTTATTATTCGAAATCTCCTTTAATAAAAATATTTTTAGGATGAGATATATAAATAAAATTTTCTTATATGAAAAACACTAATAATGAATTAATCAAAAGTGAAGTAGAATCTGTCACTGGAAGAGATATGAATAATAGTAATATTTACCTATCCGAATGTGATTCAAACGGAGTACCTCTCTTAAAGCGTATAGAAAAGTATCCAGACCTTCCTGAGGATGAATTTATTTTTCTAAATATATTAGATATAAAGAAAGATACCTATAGGATAAATAAAAGAGGAGAGATAATAAATAATAAAACGGGAAAGTTATTAAACAGTATAAATAGATATGGATATATTAGCCAAACTCTAATATCGAATAGTGGAAAAAAGCTTTATTTTAGAGTTCATAGATTAGTTGCATTTATATTCTTAGAAAATCCAAATCTTGACATTTACTCTATAGTTAATCATATTGATCATAATCCTGAGAATAATAATCTTTTTAATTTAGAATGGGTCACTCCACATGATAATATGAATAAAAAATCTGGAAAATGTTCCTTGACTTCTGAAGATAATTTAGTTCAGTATATAGCTCTAGATAATAATGAAGAAATATTTAGATTAACTAGGAGAGATAAAAAAAGTATAATATATGATCCTGATAGTATTATATCTGCTATAAAAGATAATAGAAAGTATAAAGGGTATTTTTGGAAAGTAGAAAATAAAAAAGAAAAAATAATTCTCGGATTTTCTGGAAACTTAGATGATTATGAATGGTATGAACATTGGAAATATCCTGGATTATATGTATGTAAAGAAGGATTTATAAAATATAAAGATAAACTTTTATATAGTTTAACTTCAGATGGATATGTAGGTTCAAGTATTCGAATAAATAATAAAAGAATTTATTTTAGAGTTCATAGAGTAATTGCAGAATTTATATTAAAACGAGATTTAGAAAAGGATGAAGTAGTAGATCATATAAATACTGTAAGACATGATAATAGTTTTTCTAATCTTCGAGTAACTGATATGAAGGGGAATATGAATAATCAGAAAACTTTAGAAAAATTAATAAAATGTTTCGTAGTTTCTGATTTATGTGGGGATTTCTTAAATTACACGTCTTCTAAAGAATTTTATAGAATATTTCTGAAAAAAGAAGTAAATAAGAGTAAAAGAGATTCAATATTACTTGTTAATATAGTAAATCAAAAATATATCTGTATAGAAGCAGGAGATAAAGATGCACTGTATAAAAAGATGGAAAACGTAATTTACATATTTAATAAAAGTAAAACAAAAATATTAGGAGCATATTCTTCTATCTATAGTACAGGAAATAATTTACATAATGATAATAAGACTATATTGAAATATATTAATACAGATCATGATATTAATGGAATGTATTATATGAGAGGTCCGGAGGCAGTTAAGTTAGTTCTTTTGTTAGGGCATGGAACTGCGGGGGACTATAAACCTGAAGAATAAAAAATAAAAAAGAGATTCGTTTATTTCGAATCTCTCCATGAAAATATTTTATATTTATTTTCCGAATAATGCATCATAACTCATTCTAAATGCTGAGTATAGTGCAAAAACTTCTAGGATTACTATAAAAATTTTACCTAGAAATATCATCCCTAATATAAGGATGATAATTACAATTAAAAATTTTTCATTTTCTGAAAATTTTTAAAGGGTTGATACTTTTTCTAATGTTCAAATTTTTCTACTGATTTGTTGTAATTCCTTTAAAAATTTTACCCAACTACCTACTGTGTTATAGGTGGTTGGGTTTTTATTCTTTCATATATAAGGCTTTTAAGATTTCACAGACGGAAGTTGGTTTTTCTTCTCCAAATCAATAAAAAGGGTGATTTCTAAGGGTGATTTTCTTATATATGAGTAAAAATTTAAAATAAAATTAATAAAAATGAAAGTAATTCAATCTAAAGTATTGGTCATAGTAGATAAAAAAGATACTATGACTCAAAAGATAGGAAATTTTGTTGTTCCTGCGAGTGAATGTGAAAAAGCTGAGGTTATTGGAGTAGGTGAAGAAGTTAGCGAGGGAGTATTAAAACCTGGTGATACTATCTTGATTTATCCAAATACAGGAAAATCATTTACTCAAGATGGAACAGAATATCGTGTTATAACTTTAAATGAAATTATTGTAGTACTTTAATTAAAACGAAACATGTCAGAAGGAAAAATTATTAATCACGGCTTTGAAACTCAGGCCGAAATTATTGAAGGTGTAAAAAAATCAGTAGAGGCAATTAAGAAAACACTCGGCCCGTCAGGTAAAGCCGTATGTATTTCAGGATTTACAGGTCCAGAGGTGTCAAGAGATGGAGCTACTGTTGCTAAGTCGATTTCATTTAAGAATCAACTTCAGAATACAGGAGCTATTTTTGTAAAAAATGCTGCCGCTCAAACAGAAAGATTAGCAGGTGATGGTACAAGTTCGACTTCACTATTAATCAAAGAAATGTGCGAAAAAGGACAGAAAGCATTACGGACTGGAGCTAATGTAAATGAGGTGAAATCTGGTATGCTTAAGGCCGGAAAATGGATGGCTGAGTATATCAAAAATAATTCAATTCCAGTAAATGATGATATGGAAAAGATCAGAAAAGTGGCAACTATTTCAGCCAATAATGATCCAGCCATTGGAAATCTGGTAGTTGAATGTATGGAGAAAGTTGGAATGCTTGGTATTATTACAGCTGATTTTTCTAGTGGTCTTGAAACTACTATTGATGTAACTACTGGAATGAAACTCGATCGTGGTTGGGCTTCTCCACAGTATGTTACAAATCCTACTGATGGAACTTGTGTAATGGAAGATCCTTATGTAATTGTAGTAGGAGAAAGATTATCTAGTGTACAGCAAATTCTTCCGTTAATGGAACAGCTTGTACCTACTGGACGCCCATTCTTATTTATAGTAGATGATATTGATGAAGTAGTAAATACAACTCTTGTTATGAATACTCTTCAAGGTGCAATTAGATGTTGTGTTGTAAAAGGTATTGATTTCGGAGATTCAAGGAAAAATATTATGGCAGATATTTCAATTTTAACTGGTGGTAAATATATTTCTCCTGAGAACGGATTATCAGTCACACAAGCAACAAAAGAGGATCTTGGAGTAGCTAAGAAAGTTGTAATTTCTAGAGATTCATGTATTATCTATGAAGGTGGTGGTGATTCTAAAGAGATTGCTGAAAGGGTAGAAATTCTTAGCACCAAACTTACAGATCCTGGAATATCAGATTATGATAAAACTAAATTTGCGAAACGAGTAGCAAATCTTAGTGGAGGTATTGCAGTAGTGAGAGCTGGAGGAGCTTCTGAAACTGAAAAACAGAACCTTAAACAAACTATTGAAGATTCTATTCTAGCATCTAAAAGTGCTATTGCTGAAGGATGTTCTTTAGGAAGTGGTTATATCTATTACAAAGGATCATTAGAAGTGAAGAAAGATAAGACATTCTGGAAATCTTTAGTTGGAGATGAAGTAGAGGGTGCAGAAATTGTATTCTCAAGTCTTCCAGTAATTCTTAAAACAATTGCAGACAATTCAGGAGTTTCTGGAGAAGTAGTTCTAGAAAAGGTTAAATCATCTAAACCAGGAATTGGATATAATGCTAAGACTCGAAAGTATGGTAATTTACTTGAGGAGGGGATCTTAGATAGTTCTAAATCTCTTCGAGTAGCTCTTGAAAATTCTATTTCAGCAGCGTCAATGATTCTCTTAATTGATTGTACAATCATTGATGATAATATTTCCGAAACTAAAATAGAAGGTTAATAAATAATAATATACTACACCTCATCCTGGTTTTGATATTTTATCCCAGGGTGGGGTTTCATTATTTTATGACAAAGATAATAATTAGTAATACCAATTCAGTTTCAATTGGATTTAGTGACGAATGGTTATATATGTCTTTAGCAGATGGTAGATATCAAGGTTATATATCTAGATTAGCATATCTTTATCGAGAAAAATATAGATCAGATACCTCAAAACTTCCAAATTTTGAGAAAATTTTAAAATTAATTAATTCTCAGGATTCTTTAAGAGGTTATAGGTTTGAAGCTAAAAGAGAGAAATTATTTTATACGATTACTCATGGAGATAATTATAAAAGGATTGGAGTGGAATTTGTTAATAAATTTTTAAAAAGTGATTTATACAATTTCAATGGAATTTCTTCTGAATCTGAGATATATTACTATAGAACAATTCAAGGAGCTTATGAATTAACCGATAAAATTTCTATAAGTTTTCCTGATTTTATAGAAAATATATTATCAAAAACAAAAGATGATATGATCGATCGTTTTGGAGTGAGTTATATTATAAATTATATGCTTAATACGCAGCCGAGAAAGCTTGATTTTCTAATTAATGAGGTTAAATAAAATAAAAAAAATTATGAAAAAAGAAGATGATAATGACTTTCCTCTCTATGATGGGGAGGAAGGAAATATTAATTTTGACGAACAAGAAGATGATTTCGATTTTGAACCGGAAGATTTACCAGATTGTCCTCTTACTGATTTAGTTATTAGTAATATGATGATGTCTAAACCTTTCGGAATACACTGGGATTATGATAAAATGAAAGAATTTTTAGTAAAACTTGGATATAAGATAATTACTAGATATTCTGATCGTCGAGAAGTTGAATATGAAGTTGCAATAAAACCTAATTCATCTTTTATACCAGAAGATGACTTTAGTAATATTAAAGAAATGTTTGACTCAGAAGTCCAAGATATAATGATTGGATGGCTATTAAAAAATAAATAAACTTATGTGCGTTACAAATAATATTACAGAAAAATCATTAGAAAAATGGAAAGACCTTATTCTTGCATGTAAAAACTATTATATTGATTCAGTACCTACCGGAATGGATGATGCTGTATATGATATGTTAGAAGCTAGAGCAGCGCAAGAAGATGGATTTTTTGTCAGAGATTACGTTTATCAAACATACTTAAAAGGAACTAAGACAAAAAATTCTTATATAGAAAAAATTAAAAAGAAAAAAGTTGAAGAAAAAACTATGTTAAGTGCTCTTTCAGAGTTTATGAATGAAAACTCTGGAAAATACTGTGATCTAAAGTATGATGGATCTAGTATAGCAATTTATTTAGATTCTTCAACTGGTATTCCAAAAAGAATAGTTACAGTCGGAAATTTAAATTTGGATAACTATGGGGTAGATCAAACTTGGAAATTAATAAACTTCCTTCCAAAAAGATTTCCGAAAGGTATAGTAGCAATTCAGGCAGAGGCATTAGTTGACATTAATCGACTTTCTGATACTGATCCTGAAACTGCTAGACAAAGAGCCAATGGACTAATAAATTCTAAGTATTGTGAATCTGAGGTAAATAATTTATTAACTCTTAGAGCTTATAGATATTATACTGATGATTCAATAGAAGGACAAATACTAAGAAAAACAGACTATCGTGAAGTTTTAAAAATGTTTGAAACTGTATGTTCAAAAACTGATGGACATATCTTATTTTCCCCTGCCGATGTATGGACTATAGAAGAACTTATGAGCGCCGGAAATAAAGAATATACAGAAACAGATAAAACAGTTACTTCAACTGGTTACTTCTTAAATGATGGTTGGGTAGTATATGATGAATTTGGAATATGTCTCGGCGCCTTAAAATTTGCTGGTGCTGGATCAGGAACTGAAGCTTTAAAAACTACAGTAAGAGGTATACAATGGAATTCTCAAGTAGCTAAAGGAAAAGATTCTTGGTCAGCTAATATTCTAATCGATCCAATTCAAGTAAAAGGATGTACAGTAAGAAAACCAAGTGCTGGAAGTGTGGGAAAAATGGTAAAAAAGAAAATTACCCCTGGAGCAATAGTAAGTATTATTATGGCTAATTCAACTATTCCAATGGTAGGGGATTCTTTTACTGAAGGTAATGGAGATTTTATGTGGCCAACTTGTAGCTGTGGTTATAATATGTCAGAAAAAGATGTTTATGGAAGTCTTTTGAAATGTGGAAATCCTATGTGTACTGAAAGACTAGATCGAATGAATAATTATATAGGATCTCTTAGTAATATTAAACAACAACTAGATCTTAATAAATTACTTGTTATAGATCGATTTAAGTGGGAAAGTACTGGGATTAATATAGATCAATTGTTGGGAAGTGTTGAAAGAAATGATCCTAATAGTTACTATAATCAATTAAGATCTTACCTTAAAACAGATTTACAAGTGAGAAATTTAGATTTAGTTTGGAGAGCAAGTTATACAATCTTAAGAAGTTATTATGAAAAGTCTATTGGAATTTAAACAAGAAGCAATAATTGTAGAAAAACCAAAAGAAGAATGGAATAGACTTTATCTTGAACTCTTAGACTTAATAAAATCTTGGGGCTTGGAAGATAAAGTTAACTCTTTTAAGTATGAATGGAAAGGATCAGGAAACTCATTTAATAAATTATTCGAATTATCTTTTCTTCGAGAATTAATATTTTACGTACTCGATATAGATTGGAGAGATCCAATTTGGGGAGATATATTTGATATTGAAAGGATAAGTAGTACTCCTAAATCCTATCACGGTTCAGGAAATGATATTACTATTGAAACTTACCTATTTCAACTTGAAGATAAATCAAAGGTATTAAATAGTCTTAATGGAAATTGGGTATTTGATCATTATAAAGAAGTGAAAGATTTTATGGATCAATATAATGATAAATATTTAAAACTGTTTGAAATTAAGAGATTATTTCCATTAGAAGTAGAGATAGAAAATGTTTGATTTAGAGCAAAGAAAAAATTATATAAAAACAAGAAATGATACAGATTATACTGATACAGTGAAAGCAGTATATAAAATCTTAGTATCTAAATATTCCTACCGAGCAAGAATTTCAGATATTTTTCAACTCCTTAAGGATGCATTTGGAATTAATGAATTTATTATTCTTGATTATCAGCAAATGAATAATGCACCCTTCGAATCTTGGTTAGTTGATCAGTATATATCTTGGAAAAATGGTAAGGAGATAGATTTTATAGAAATATATAAAGCTATCTTAACTGTTGGAGATTTTACTACATCTGAAAAAGAATTGTTTGAGTCAGGTCTGATTGAAGAGCGTTTATGGGCTATTTTCTTATTAGTTGATAGCCCCGAATTAAATATTATATAAAATAACATTAAAATGATTGAAGTAAATTTGTATTCTATTCCGGCCCAAGAAATGAATTCTATGGTAGGCCGTTGTGTTGCTCGTAGCCGTTTTGATAAAGAAGGTATGGGCGTAAGTGTTATGGAATTTGTTAAGGGTTTTTTAAAGAATAATTTAGCAAATTTCGAAAATAGTATTGGTAACGCTGAATTAGTAAGCTTTATTAATTCAGAAACTACAATGAGTACTAAGGATTTTTCTTGCATTAATTATTGGTTAGCTCAAGTTGGTTATCTTGTTCAGATTCAAAATGTAGCTGATGATGAAGAAAATGCAGCCGGTATCCCGACAGGTGATGTAGTAGAGTGGAATGTAATCGATTACAACTTTATGCAATATGATTACCCAACTGCAACTAAAATTATTCCTGGTGAAGGTCTTGAAATTCCAGCTATCCTTAGGCAGATTGTAGAACAGTCTGGTTTGTTTGATCCTAATAAATTAAGTGGTGTTAAAAATCCATTTACATTATTGTTAAATAATATGGATAAAATTAAGAATACTACTGGATCTGTATCACCAGCTATTACTACTCAGATCTATAATCTTTTAGATCAGATGGGTATTAAAGTATTTTGTGCAACTTCTGAAGATTAATTACAATGACTACTCTACAAAATGATATTCTAGAAATATATAATTCCTTAGTAGAGTTTTCTGATAATACGATAAAAACAAACTTTCCGATTCCAATTAAAGTAAGATATGAAAAAGAAACTAGATTACTTATATTTGAACAGAAAGGAAAAACGGTATATCTAGGTCTCCCAGTCTATTATTGTTTAGCACTGGAGGACTTAGAAAAACCGACTTATCTATTACCAGAAGATTATGATTATCTAATGTCAACTCTTCAATCTTTAATAGCATCTGGAGAATTGATAAAACCTAGAACTTGTCTTGGCCCTGAAAACTATGGATTTAATGTTTATTCAACTAATATTAATGAAATGTATAAAGGACCTGATGTAATTGGACAAGTAAAGTTTATTTCTGGAACATCTTGGTTATTTAAGTTTAGAACAAGAAAAAAGTATAAATTATGAATTTTAACGGAACGATTATTATCACAGATCCTTGCTATATTGCAGAAAACAAGGATTGGGGAAACGGATTTAATTATGATAATATGACTATCTCTGAAGAAGTAGGATTCTCTGATAATTATATTTGGGAAGATACTGGAGTTGGAGATGGAAGATGGAAAGTATCAAAACTAAAAGATATTCTTGGTTTACTTGAGCTTGAAAAATTTGTAGATAATATTGAAGAAGCTTACTATAATCTTTACGATAATCCTTCAATTGAAAATCAGATTAATCTTGAAAAATTAGTTAATCAAAGGGAAACTATTGGAAGATATTGTGTAGATTCTGGGACTTTTGGAGTATTTTATCTTGACGAAGTTTTAAAATATAAGCCAGACTTTTTAGTAGAACATGGAGATTGGTGTTATACAATTATTAAAGACTTTATTGGGGATTTAAATGTATATACTGATTCTCGTGAACAAAAACATTTTTTAGGTATAGGTAATAAAACATTTTATAGTAATACAGTATCATGGTTGTAAAAATTATTAATAAATCAGGTTATCCCCTTCCAAGTTATGCAAAACCTGGAGATTCTGGAATGGACCTTAGAAATATCGGTGAAGAATTTACATTAAAACCGTTAGAAAGAAAATTAGTTCCTACAGGCATATATGTTCAACTTCCCCCTAGAACTGAAATCCAAGTTAGAGCTAGATCTGGAGAAGCCTTTAAAAAAGGATTAGGAGTTTTAAATGGACCAGCCACTATAGATTCAAACTATAGAGGAGAAATTGGAGTAATTTTAGTTAATCTTAGTCCTGTAGAGGTAACTGTAGAACATGGAGAAAGAATTGCTCAGATGGTTTGTGCAGAAGTAACTCATATGGAATTAGAGGAAGTTAATAAACTTGATGAAACAGAACGAGGAGGATCAGGTTATGGCAGTTCCGGAATACAATAACGATATAAAACGACTTCTTGGATTAAAAGGAAATACTCGATTAGAGATTCAAAATCAATTAACCCAACGAATTTTAGAATATGATTATATAGATAAAACTCCAGGAATAGGATTGAGATTTTTAGAAACAAAGAAAAGAAATCGAGAGGCTGGTGAATGGATTTATTATAATATTCTATTCGAAGCTAGAAAATATCAAGATACTCCTGAATATTTAGCACATATTCTAGGATCACTATCAAAAGTAGTAAAGACCTGGGGAGATTATTCTAATATTGATGTAGTTGGAATTCAAGAAGTTGATTGTGAAGAAGCAGATTATTATTATATACTAATTTATATTTTAAGTGATGGAAAAGACAAAGAAAAACTCGAATCCGATGGAGAGTGAAAAAATGTCGGAAAAAGATTATGAACTTCTAGAAAAAAGAAGAGTATGGGGATGGGAAAATGCAATGTCTGTAGCAAATGATTTATGGGCTAGTATTCATAGTTCATTACTCGCTGGAGATTTAGTATTTGCTTATAAAGATACTACGGGAGAGTCAGGATTAACTCAGATTGTCGTAGTAGCACTTAATCAACCAACAGAACACTTTTCAGTTGGTATGGTTACATCTGGATATACTGCACTTCTCCCACATGTACCATTTGATTACCTAACTAATACTGTTCTAGGAGATCTTAAAAAGTATAAAGTTGATAAGAATATAATAAAGGCTTACGAACAAATTTTAGAAAATTATAAAAGATGAGCAATTTGAGAATTTTAAGTGTTGACGTTGGTTTCTCTGCTATTAAGTGTTCTTTTAAGGATTCCAACGGTTTAATAAAATTTGAAAAGTTTATTAGTGCAACAGCAAAACTCCCTGAAAAACCACTTGAAAGTGATGATGATATGGTATTTCCATTAGGAGGGGATTATTATGTATTAGGACCTGCAGCATTAAAAGTACCTAGATCTTATTTACTTAAACTCGAAACTTTTGAAGATTTAAAAGCAGTTTATGCCCCATGGTTGTCATATTTAATAAAAAAATATGGCGGAGATGAAGGAATAAATGCATTTGATAAATTAGCTATTGGTTTATCAATGGCTTTTAATACCAATGATAACGTAGATGAATTATTAGATTATTTATATGAAACATTAAATATAAATAAAGAAGATTATATATATTGTTTTTGCCAAGGCTTATCATGTAAATATACCTATAATGAATATGGGTTAAATGTTCGTGAAGCTTCTAGACGTAATGATGTTAAGTTAAGAAATGCATTAATACTTGATGGAGGATTTGAAACTTTAGATTTCTGTAGTATTATCAACGGTACTTCTTCAGCAGGTGCTGCTGTAGGAGTAAAAGATTCTGGCGTAATTAGAATAGTTTACGATCTCGTTGATTATCTATATAAAAATTATTCGATATCAATTTCAATTAAAGAAGGCCAAGTAATTTTAGATACTGGAGTTTTAAAACGCAGAGGAAAAACAATAGATTTATCTAGACAAGTTGAAGAGTTTTCAAAAAAATATATTATCGAAGTTTTTCAATATTTAGATAAAAATTATGGAGAGGTACTTGATGCTTTAGATGATGGTATTATTGTTTTAGGAGGATTAAGTTATTTTATGAAAAAATATCTCCATGATCCTGAAGTAGAAAAAGAAGTAGATAAAATATTTAGTGTATCTGAAATAGTATATCCAGAGGAAGACTCGGAATACTATAATTGCATATCATACTTAAGATTAGCTGAAAAAGTAGCTAGTGATAATATGAAATGATAAAAATGCACTTAGAGAAAGGTTAAAACCTAATATATGAAAGAACATTAGAAAAATTTATAAAAGAAATATTTATAGATCGATCTAGTGTTCTTTTATTGTTTCATAAAAGTTATAGGGGAGATAAGTTTAATAAAGGTTGCAAACTTTTTATGAAACATCACACAACAGAAAATCAAGATGAAGTGAATAATAGTAGCTTATACCTTGATGAAACAGGTTCAAACGGAATATCTCTTCTGAAACGAATAGAGAAATATCCAGACCTTCCAGAGAATGAATTTATCCCAATAGAGTATACTCATTCTAATGGACATACTGTAAAAAATATCTACCATATTAATAAATTAGGACAGATTAAAAACATAGAAAAAAGAATTAAGAGAGTAATAGCAGCTGATTTATTTGGTAACTTTATATGTTATGAGTCTGGAAAATATATTTCAAAAAATATACTATCTTTATCATCAATATACAGTTCAAATACTTTAATAAAATTAAAAACACCAGGAGAAAAATAATCGTTATAAAACCTGGAGATAGAGAAGGATTATTAAGTAAGATGAAAACAGTAACATACATTTTTAATGATAAAATGAAAGTTATTGGTGCATTTGTTAATATTAAACTGTATAAACAAAAAGTAGAAACTAAAGTAAGCAAGACTACTATTAATAAATATCTTAATTCAGAAAAGCCAGCGTCTGATGGAAACTATTATTTCAGAGGAGATAAAGCAGTTGAATTAATATTATCTCAAGGTTATGGAAAAGCTTGGGAATTTGAACCTGAAAATAAATAAATAAAAAATTGATAAACAATGAGTAAATCAAAAATAATTAAAGGACAAGCATTTATTATTGAAAATGCTTTAGTTCAAGAACAGATTTTATTAACTCCAGGACAAGCAAGTACTACTAATATTGTGGAGCTTATTAAAAATATATGGGATGACCTTAAGACAGAAGGTACATATAAAAGTAATAAAAAGAAAAACTACTTTTATTGGGAATATGAAATGACTGATACTGAAAATGAAGATTCAGTTATTAAAGTAAAAATGGAATGCCCCCAGCCAAAAGAAGGATTATTTGAAGAACCATATGATCCTGAAACAGTAGAAGGCGACTATGCTAAATATTGGGTAAAAAAACTTAAAGAATCTACTGAAAATTATGAATACAAGGCAGCAATTCAGAAAAAAGAAATAGTTTTCCCTGGCACTAGATACGTAAATCAAGAAGGTGAAGTAGTAGAAGTAGAAGGAACAAAAATCAGTAATACAGATATAGGAGATATTACTAATTTACTTGGATTGTTTTAATAGAAAATAAATTATGGAAGAGGAAATAATAGAATCAATCGACGAAGAAAAATTACCAACTATCATTAGTAATGATGAAGATGTCATAGAAGAGGTGATCCCTGAAGAAATCCCTGGAACTAGTGGCATAATCGGAGGCAATCCCTTCGGAAACATAAGAATACAGATCAATGGTCAAGATATTTTTATGTAAAATAACATAGAGAGGTTAGATACATTTTCTACCTCTCTTATTTTTATATACTTGAATTTTATATTATTAAAACTTGAAACTTACAAAACACGTAAAATTTAAGTTTTTTCTCTTATATGTGTGATGAAAAAGATGTTTAATTTAGAAACTATTTTTGTTATGTGTAAAGAAAAACCATTTAATCGCCAAGATCAAAAATATCCAGATCTCCCTGACTATGAATTTATTCCATTAGTATATCCAGGTATTAAGGATATATATGAGATTAATAAAAAATCTGAAGTTAGAAATAAATACACTAAACAACTATTAAAACAACAACAAGATGAATTTGGATATACTACAATCTCTCCACAATATATAGAAAAGCATAAAAGAAAAGCAAAATCTATTCATATAATAATGGCTACCATTTTCTATAATAATTCAGAACCAAAAATATATAATATAGTTAATCATATAGATCATAATCCAAGAAATAATAACCTATCTAACTTAGAATGGGTTACTAAAAGTGAAAATAATAGTCCAGATAGACGCTTACCAGTTCATAAAGATAAACGAATTAAATATACTGCAATGGATAAAAAGGGAAATGAATTATTTACAATAGATTCTTTAGATAGTAAAGGATATGATATACGTTACATTTCTTCGATTGCTAAAAAAAGTCAATATAGCTATAAAGGATATTATTGGAAACGACAAGAATCATTAAATAATCAAAAGTTTTTTGATCTTATAGGATTTTCTGGAAACTTAGATGACTATACTTGGTATGAACACTGGAAATATCCTCAATGGTCTGTGTGTAGTGAAGGATTTATTAAATCAAATAGATTTAATAAATTAATAGGAACATTTAATAATAAAGGATATATTATAGTTGATAGTAATAGTACTAAAGCGCATACAGTTATTATGGAATATCTCTTAAGAAGAAATTTAAAAAAGGGAGAAATAATTGATCACATTAATACAATAAAAACAGATAATAGTTTTTCTAATCTTAGAGTTACTGATCAAAAAGGAAATATGAATAATGTAAATACTCTGGAAAAATTATCAGAAAAAATAGTATTAGCAGATCTATATGGAGACTTTTTAAATTTTGGTTTTTCGAGAGATATCCAGAAACTAGTTGGAAAAGACAATATTAAAAGATCCAGAGTAGATAGGTTATTAAGTAGTAATGTAATTTCTACAAAATATATTTGTATTAAACTTGGAGACAAAGAGAAATTACATAAAAAGATGGAGAATATAATATATAAATTTTCTAAAGATAAATTAAGAGTTCTTGGAGCATATAATTCAATTACATCTGCAAAGAAGGAATCAGTTATTTCTACTAAAAGTATTAGTAAAAATTTAAATTCTGAAAAACCTGCGCCAGACGGATATTACTACATGAGAGGTCCTGAGGCAGTAAAGTTAGTACTATCGTTAGGACATGGAACAGCTGGAGATTTTAAACCTGAAAATAAAAAAAAGGAATCTCGAAAACCCTAAATTCTTATATATGGAAAAAGGAATTTCAATTCTTTTTTAATTCTTACAAATGTATGTAAGAAAAAAAAGGAATTTTTGAGGGCCTCAAATTCTTATATATGGTAGAGAAGATTGAAAGATATTATTTACAGAATCTGGAGATCTAATTTTTATAATAGACCCTGAAACTATTATAAATAAAATCTATCAAAAAAGACACAATATAACAACAAAAGAGGAGCCCTCATGGCGGAATAGGTAGACGCAGCAGACTTAAAATCTGCTTTTCTGAAAAGAAAGTTCCGATTCGACTTCGGATGAGGGTACAAGACATAATTATAACAGGGCCCATATCTCAGTTGGTTAGAGAAGCTGACTCATAATCAGAAGGTCGTCAGTTCAAGCCTGGCTGGGCCCACTAATTTAAAAGAATATTCATTAATTTGGATATTCTTTTTTTATTTCCCCAAAATCCTTATTAATGTAATAAAAACTAAAAGAAAGAAAAATTATGGAAAAAGATTACGAGAAATTATTTGCAGTAAAATATGTTTTACAAAAAGAAGGCTTAGAAAATTTTAGAAGGAACCGTAAACATATTACTGAATTTGAAAATGTATTTTTTGAAGTTGTAAGTAAAGAACCCAGACCTATAAGAAAATATAAAATTTCAAGTAATATACAAAACTATATTCGATTTTATTCACTTAATAAAGAACGGCTATTTTCTAGCAAATTAAGAGATATAGTCAGTAAAAAGAACTTAGAAGACTTATTTAGAAATTCAGAAAAGAAAGCTAAATTTGGATTGATATATAATTCTAGTACGAAAGATAAACAGGAAACAGACTATAATGCCCACTCTATTTTTTGTATAACAAGTGAATATATTATACTATATGCATTTATTGGAAAGTGTATTATGGGCAATGATAAAAAAACATTTAATTCATTAGGAAGTGTAGTAATAAAAAAGAGTGATTTATTAAATTTTTCTGAATTAAACTTAGAAGGTTGTTTATATAGCATGGATGAATTTGTTAACTCATACAAACTTTGTAAACAGTTTAATTGTTTGGATAAATTTTTTAAAAGTATTCCTTCAAAAATGATGAATGAGTTTACTTCATTAGGATGGTCAGATACATTAGAAGATTACTATAAAGAGGTAATAGATAGTCAAGAAGATTTATTATCAAATAATAAAACTATAGATGATCTTATTAAATATTTTAAAAATAATTATAATCAAACTTTATATTCGGTTGAAGCTAAGGAATCATTTAGCATAAAATACAGATTTATCTATGAATCATTTAAAAGTTTTATATTTTTGATGACTTCTGAAATAAAAACTGAAACATTTGAATCTATGTTATCTGGAAAAGTAAAAAATCCACCTACACAATTTGAAGATCCTAATACTGGCCGAAGAAATCAAGGAGTAATTATAGTAGATAAACTATACGATACTGAAATAAATATAGATTGTCCCTTTGGTGTAAGAGGTCATTGGAGAAATCAATACTACGGAAAAGATGCGGCCGGAAATCCAATACATAAAAGAATTTTTATTGAAGCATTTGAGAAAAAAGGTTATCATAGAAAGGCAACAAAAGAATTAGTGGAAAGCAAATAAAAAATTAAGAGAGGAAATTAATCCTCTCTTTTTTAATTTTTCTGCTCTTTTTTATAAATATTCCAAAACTTTTCCACTTCAATCTCTACTTCTAAATAATCCTCTTCAGTAATAACATTAGAGAGTCTTTTATTAAGATTCTCAAGATCTGATACTTTAGAAGTATTATTTTTTGATTCATAGAATTTAAACATTACATTTAGTTTTGGTTGAAGAGCATCAATTTTCTTTTCTACTTCTTTACTAGGATAACCACCTAAAGCTCTACTTATAGCTTTTCCTGTTCCATAAAGAACTTTTCCAGCTAAATAACTAGCAATCATAGTTGCTATTACTCCTCCTGCTTTCATAAATTTTCTATATTTAAGTTTTTTATTCACATATAAGGCTTTGACATGAAAAAAGAAGGGATTTAATTATTATCCCTTCTTCTAATTTTATTTTCAAGAAATAAATTCCTCGAATTTGTAATAAACTATGTATTCCTCTTGATTTTCTCCTTTTATATTAGGTATATTCTCTTTATCAATAAAATTTTGAACATCTTCTATGGTTTTATAGTTTTCTGACCAATTAGTTTGTTCTTTTTGAAATTTTAAATCTTTTAGAAATCCTTTTAATCTAGCTCTTTTATATAAACCTCTATGAGGAGAACTTTGAAATTCTCTTCTGGTTTTTATATCATTGTCTATTATGTATTTTTTGTGTTTTATTAAAATCAAATTCTTTCCAATTCATAAAATAATAAATTAAAATAAGGAGGGAATCAATTCCCTCCCTAAATGATTTATTTAGAATTAGATTATTAGTATAGTATATTAATGAGAATCATATATTTTTTAATCTAATTCTGAATTTTCTTTTCTCATATTTTCTGTATGAAAGAAGTAATCAATAGCATTAAATGTAGTTAGGTTATATCTCAATCTATCTACGGGCGTATTACTAGGTCCATAGGAAATAACAAGATCTTCAAATGATACAAAACTTTCATTTAGTATTAAACTAATTTTAGGATCCTCAAGATATTTCTTTGCTGTTCCTGGTTGAAGTTCAGCAAGAGATATATGAGGTGTATAAGAATACTCAGAAACAACTTCATACTTCGTTCTTAATCCTTTATTGATTAATCCAAGTGTTTTATACAATTCACTAGTTTGTTTCATTTTCAACACTATATAATCACTATCATTCTCAAAAGATCCGATCTCAAAATTATTTAAAATTCTTTCAGTATTTTCAGATCTTATATATTCAATAAAATTATCAAATTCGGGTTCTCCTAAGATAGTTTCGATATCTCCTAGAATATTCATCCTAGGGATTTCTTTTCCTTGAGCGTATAATAATGTTATATGTGATTCATTTTCAATTCCAGTATCTTTAAGATCTTCTCTACTAAATATAGCAGATAAAGATACTGGAAGATAGAGCGAGCAATTTAGCATTAAACAGCTATTATTTTCCATATCAATTACCTCCCATATTTAATAGGTTATTTTTACGACGGAATTTAATCTTTAAATCATTTAATTCTTTTTTTAGACTTGCTTACTAATTATTATCTCTAATAAATTTTAGTACTAGACTATATCTTTTACAAATTAGATTTCAATTTATAATTGTTCACATAGTCGTTGAATCTAGTTTTATAAATCTAGACTGCTAATTAAACTTTCTCATTAAGTCTTTCTAGCAATTCTAACAATTCTTAAGTTATATCTCAAACTTTGGACCATTTTATTTTTAATCCACCTTGATTAAATCCCTTATCATCTACTACGGTTAATCCTAGACCAAGTAAATTATTTAAAAATATTTGATTATCTTCCTTCGCAGTGTCTTTTCTAGCACCGCTGATAAATTGATCCGCATTTCTAGAAAGTAATACGGCCAATTCCATCTCACCAATTTTCTGTCCTGTCTGTCTATAGCGTCCCTTTCCAAGTATAGGTTCATCTCGTTTAGCATTAATATCTACGCCATATAGACTTGATGTAACCTTATTACTATATGATGGTATATGGTATAACTCTTCAAGGGTCATGAATCCCGCCTGCAAAGGTTTATCTACTTCTCTAAACTTACCAGACATTCCAGAAACTAATTTATCATATTCTTCTGGTTCTAGATTTTCTTTTAATTCATCGAGATCTGTTAATTCAGTCTCAGGCATAAGAATTTTACTCTGACTTTCTACACCTAAATCTTCAGCCCATTGATTTACAAGTTCTGGAGTAAATTTAGTAGAGAAGCAGCCAACATTGAAATAATACATATCCTCGATTTTACTAGTATTATGACGTTCTATAATTTCTTCTACATCCATACTAGTAAAACGTCCGGGGTAATATGTTTCAAGAAGGGGCTTAATCTTCTTTTGCCCTGTTTTTGTTTTCTTATAATTATCTACAAGATCGTGCAGTTTGTGTGCTATATTTCCGAGTTGTAATTCCATCTCTGGTTCATTAATATGTTCTATTAAGGAAGACTATATTATCTAAGTACTTACTATAGTCGTTGAGAAAGGATTTTATTACTTAAATCAAGCTAAGAATATCCCTTTTGCTGATTATCTATTGTCATATATTACATCCGCTCTAGATAATTAAATCTTTAGAGCAGGAAATTCCTATGACGTAAGTTTTCCAGCAATTTAAAGTATTTTCCTAAATAATTAATGTTTAGGCCTCTAGAATTTAAAGGACGCTCGGAATTTTACGGTTGATTGTTGAATACATTTCTGCTTAATAGTTTTTTATTAAGATTAGACTATATTATCTAAGAGCTTACTATAGTCGTTGAGAAACTATTTTTAATAGTTTTTGCTGATTAAATTTACTTGGTTATACCAAGATTTTCCCAGCATTTAAAAGCTTTTTCATAGATTTTTGAAATCATGTCCCATTCAAAAATAGGATTCATCACCACTTCGACTCTTCGCTGCTTTCCATCCTTATCAACCATAATTGGCATTAAATCGTCAGATTGGACTTTTGATACAACACCCTTACCACCATATCTAGAGGTAATTTTAGAGCCTATCATTCCGATGGTTCTTTTAATAAGTCTTACACGAACAGTATACACAACTTTATAAGCATCCGGATCCATATTAATAGGATCTAATGTATCTGCTGCAATATACTCTGGGTATTTTTCGTAGATAATTTTTCTAGATTTTGTTTTTTCATATTCATCTATAACATCCTGAGAAGTATGTGTAAATGAATAGTCAGGTGATTTTACTGATTTAGGAATTTTAGGTTTTTTCATTTCTTGTATCATAACATCAGAAACTACCGCCTCGTCTATATTATTAGGCACAACTAAATGATCCTCGATAGTATATTCGGAGAGATCATGTCCTTCTCCGAAAAGTCCTCCGAGTTTTTCTTGTAGTGCCTGATTTATAGCATCAAGACGAACAGCTTTATATAATGTCACTACTGCATCTTTTGATTTAACCTTTGTTCCAATAGGGGCGATCCACTTAATAGCACTAGTACTCTTAACATTAATCATTAAGTCAATTATACTATAAGATGCTATACGATTTGCAAATGATTCTGATATCACCAAAGCATCCTCATTTACTAAACCATAATAGGCGTGGAAAAGTACCAGAGCATTAACGCCGGCCTTATATGTTTCAGGAGTATGTCCAACTGCACCAGTTATAATATCTCCCTGTTTTACTTTTTGGCCGATTTTTACTTTAGGCTCTGTAAATACCGCCACGTCATTTATACTCTGAATCGCTGTTCTTCGTAAAATATTTGTCTCAGTTCCATCAGGCAATTCAATTATAACTTCATCATTAGTTATTTCTTTTACTTTACCCTCTGGATAACTGAACTTTTCATTTAATATATTATCTTTCAACTCTTCATTCCTTCCAGTGTCAACAAGTGCACGCTCCGCATTAATTAGAGGTATACTCTGTTTAAGCATTGATGTCAAATCTTCTATAATATACTTTTAATTATAGTTTAGAATATAAATTTAACCTTTATTTTGGTTAGTAAGTCTTTATTCGTTACACTAAAGAAATCTATTATCTTTAGCTCGGTATTAGAATTTTAATTATTCCTTCACCGAATTTACTTACTAATTACTTAAAATATTACTACTTTAAGCGGCACATAAATTAGTACCCATGCTTATTCTGACACTATCTGTATACACTTAAATTATTTTTAACTTAAGTAGACTATATCATCCCAGGTTTTAGTTCCTAGGTTATACATTTAGTCGTTGAGAAAGGATTTATATTAGTAATCCTTTTTGCTGATTTGAATCTATCTTTCCAGCATTTTAGTATAATTTTCCTAATCTACTATAAAATTAGGCAACTATTTTATAATTGACAAAAGGAATTCTTCGAGTTGTACTAGATAATCTATAATCAGGCGCCAAATCGATCAACTCTATTTCTTCGACTGGAACCATTTTTCTTTTCATCCTATATTTAACTTCTACCTGACCATCTTTATCAGGTTTTAAAGTATTAGTTTCATAATCTACATACTCACTGGCAGCTACTTTTTTATTAAGATAGTCTATATAAGGTATAGTGACCTTAATAAAATTTGGATCATATACATCAAATAATACATCATCATCTGTAATATGACATGAAACTGTAAGTGAGTTCTGAAGATTAGTATTATTATTGATAGGTGTCGTTACTAAATAATATTTCTATTATTACTAGACTATATCTTAAAACATTAATTGTTTTCTTGTACATAGTCGTTGAATATAAAAATTGATTATTGAGAATTGGCATTTATATTATTAATTAGAATATTATAATCTTATTTGTTATTATCATTATATATTTTTTGCCAATTCATAAAATTTAATGTATTAATTTCTATATAATAGATGCCTTTCCTTAATTTAATCAATTTTTATACTGCTGATAAATCCTCTTTCACAAGAAGATATTTCCAGCAATTCACAAAGTTCTATCAGAATATTATTTTCTGAACGGACTAACCATTAATCCGCGATATCGACCAGATCCGTAAAGGTCTGATTAAATGCTACGCTCGCAGGGATAACAATTTTTTGGGAAATAGCCTCTAAGTTAATGGAATTTACTCCGGGGGGAACTTGTAGGCTAGAGTCTCCTTTGTTATCACTACTTCCTTTAAAATAACGGAATGCTAATGTACTAATTGCAGTTACTTGATCTTGAATTTTACCATACTTTGTAAAATATGATGTAATTCTTCGTCTAGCTGCAAAATAGTTACGTCCATTATTATTCCTAAAAATATATTGCATAAAACTGTTAGGAACTGATTCTAATGTTTTATCAATGATTAAGTCTTTTAGTCTATCATCTCCAAAGGCCAAACATTCCTGTATTAGTTTTTGTGTAATATATTCAGGTTTATAATCCAAGTCAAGTTTGATCATTAATTTCTTGGTTTGTCTTTCAGTTAACTTCAAGATCTCCTTTTTATCAGTTTCCAAGTATTTATCAATGTCTTCAAACTTTATATCAATTGGTTTATCTGCAATTCCAAGTTCCGGATTAATTCTTTTTATCTTCAGAATCTGTTTTTGAATATCGTAAACTCTATCATAGTCGAAATTAACTTTATAATCTCCTGTACCAGACATTTTAATACGACAGTCATAATCAGATCCCATTCGATTAGTTGAAATACGATAAGCGCCTTCTATAATAAATGCACCATCAATTTCTTTAGGAACTTCGAACTCTGCATACTTCATTTCAGGATCTTCTTTCCCATCCGTTATAGTTGTATATTCAATTCTTACTTTATGTGTAGCAGTTAATCCATTTTCAATATAGTAAGAAGCTGGTTGAGGAGGTTCTTCTATAAATGAATATCCAATTTTTCCAACTTTTACTTTAGGATTATATGCATCAACTTTATTAAAAAATCGATCTACTATAATTTTTGCTCCAGTGTTTCTGAAATATTGATTAAAATTACTCATTATACTAATGGTTTTATATTTAATTGCTTATATTCGCAATCTACTGAATTAAAAAATGTTTCTAATTCTGATTTAATACTATCTTTTAAGCTACGAGCCTCTACATATTCTCCCATAGGTTTACCATCAAGAGATCTAAAAAAAGCTTCATAAGTAACAAGATAATTGAAGTTATCTTTAAGTTGATGTAATGTAAGCTTTACCGAAAATCTTTCATACTTCGGAAAAATATCATCTCTAAGTTTTTCATATAATATTTCTCTCGCCTGTATAATATTCGGATCTTGACTGTCTAAAATGTTATATGGAATTTCATATGATAGTATAATTTTATAATAATTATCGTTCATAACAAAAAATTCTCTTCTCTGGTTTTAATCATCATATATCCAAGTTCATCAAATTTCCTCCCCTTCGAGATGTAGTTGATGCTTTCTTGGGTTTTTCTTCTTTTTGTTTATCTCCATCCACAGAGATACATTTTTCTTGCTCGGGTTTACTTCCAAGGCTCGATAAAAGATTAGTATTATTAGATTTATCCACAGAGGAAGATGAGGTAGTAGTAGTATAAACCACCTCACCGTCTCTATGAATAGTTACATTAATACTCAACTCTTTTTCAAATTCTGGAAGATCTATTTCAAATTTAATAGTTCCCATAATTTGTTTTTACTTTTGTTTTTCGTCAAGTTTATTATTTAAAAGTAATCCTAATATAGTTTCTGTCATTACGTCACCAGAAAGATTTAATTCCCCTTTGAGAGCTTTAGACACAACTCTAGAGCTATAACCATAAGACAGTACTGTATAGAATGATTTCTTATTTAAAACACCACTTTGAGTTCCTAGATACTGAATGTCTTCTATCTTCTCAGTCTCCGGATCTACAGTTACATCAGTCAAACCAGTAAACAAAAGCTCAATAAGTTCTTCCTGTGTAGCGTGAAGATCTGTTAAACCCGTAGATACAAAACCTCCATCTGTTAAAGTGTAAAATTGCTTTCTGAAGATTAAGTAAATATCATTAATATTAGAACCCAACTCTGCAATAACATGATTCATATTGCAAACTCCGCTGGAAATTCTTTGAAATTTCTTAATCTCTGTACCATCAGGAAAATAATACATACACTCTGGATTATAGTCATACTGAGTATCACTAATCCAAACTTCAGTATCACCTTCCTTGGTCTCTTTGTAATGAATAACCCCATCATTCAAAGCATAACAATCAGATACAATAACATTATCCTTCTCAAAATATCTTGTGCCATCACTCAATTTATCTATAATTTTCTTATTATAGTTTAGAATATAAATTCAACTTATAAAAAAGTTGGTAAGTCTTTATTCGTTATACCTTAAGATTCTAATTATTAATCCAAGGCTTGGTATTACTAGTTACTAGCTTCACCAAATTTACTTACTTATAATCTAGAGAATTACTTCCTTAGACGGCAATTTTATATTCACCTTTGGCACGCATTAGCTTAATGAGAGCGTTCAACTTGTAAATGGGCGAGGTAGTATTATAAGCTGACCCTATTAAGTCACCTTTCTCAAATTTTGTCTTACCTACTCCTACCCAATTATTAGGTCTCGGATATTTTAATTCTCCTCCTCTAACTTTTAGGTAAATCCATCTACCTTCCTCTCTAAACTCACATTGTTTTGGTGCTTTAAGATTTCCTTCTGTATTAAGCACACGTTCATGACCCAGTAACTCAATCTTATCAAGATTGAGTCCTTAATAGTTTTTATATTAAGCTTAGACTATATCTTTTATATAATAGTACTTAGTCGTTGAACAAGTAAATTTTAGTTTAAAACATCTATTAATTTTTAGGAGAATTATTAATAGAGTTAATTATGTTTTTTATATAATTTAGTATTTCTGATTTTTTATTTATAGAGAATCCCTCATTTCCAAAACAAATAGAATCTCTAAAAGCCATTTTTATATTATACTCTAGATCTGCTATTATTTCTCTAGTTGATTCAAAAAGTATTGATAAATTTTTATATTTTAAACCATGATACCCTCTCTTTACTCTAGAATCTATATTTGAAGTAACTCCTAATTTAAATATATTGCTATCTTCGAAATCTACTATATAGTAATAACAAATATCATTAGATTCTCCTTTATTCAAGAACATTCTTTTATCTACTAATATTAATTCTTCTATAGAAGCATTATCTCTATCTATTCCAAGTTCATTAAAGATATCATTATATCCACTAATTTTAATAGATGATATTGGTTTCTGTATATCTTTCCTTCTTACATTGTCTGGTGAAAATATACTATCACCATCTCTCATCTGTTTTAATGCATGTTCTCTTAACCTATCTCTCCAAACTTTGGATTTTCTATCTGCTTTTTGTAATCCAGTAATACCCTTCTTATAGGCTTCTCTCTGTTTTATTTGAGCAGCTGCATTTGCAATATGATTTTCACAACCATCATGAAAGATTTCTCCTCTTGTTGGAATTAATGATCTAAATTTTTTGAACTCATTACAATTTTCTTTTGTTTTTGGATTTACATAAGAGCATTTAGGTAATTTAGACTCATCACCTTTAAGAACTACGATTATATAGTAATCAAGTTCAGATAGGTTATATTTATCTTTTAAGTATTTTATTCTTTTATTTCCTACTTTAGATAAATTATTTAATTGATCTAATATATGCTTCTTATCTTCACCGTCATATATTAATTCTCCAGGACTAGTTACTGAATAGCTAATCCCTTTATATAGTATTAATTCTATTGCCATATTAATTTCTCCTAAAAATATGACTCTATACTAACTTTCCTAAATTAACTGTTTTAAACTAATTTACTAGATGCTGATTTTTCATGTATTCCAGCAATTTCTATTTTTATACATAGCTTTTAAAACCATGTTTCAGACCTAGTGCTGATTGAGTAGTACCCTCAGTCAATGACGTAGCAAAAGATAATCCTATTGCTGCTCCATCAGTAAAACTGAATTTAGTACCAATCAAATCGGGGGTAATTGTGCTAAGATCCCCTTTCCTCTTAGTAACGATTGATCTAACTAATACTAGATCATCTTCTGAACCATTTACAAGAGGCTTGTCAGGTATCTTTTTTCCATTTAACATTGTTCTTCCCAACGCTTTATATCTTGGTATGAGTAATCCTGTGTTTTCTGGATCTTCTCCTTCATGATATATAAAACTATTTAAAAGGAATGAAATTTGTCGTGTTAAATATCCTGAACTAGGCCATTCAAAGAGATTAGATATTATAATTTTTAAAAGACGTCTTCTAATCTCTTATCCTGCTTACGCTTATTCACGTAAGATTAGACTATATCATGATTAAAGAGTTTCCTTAATCTAACAATACATAGTCGTTGATCTTATCTTTGTTTTCTTCTACTATTATACCTTTTTGGTCTTGGTAGATATTTTACATTATTTTTCTTATTCTCTCGATAAGCTTTTGTTTCTTGAATTTTTCTATATTCTTCAATTCCAGAGAGTATAGTTCTTGCTATACTTCCAACAAGCCTTAGAGTTTCTAAGAATTTTTCAAATCTACACATTAAGTTTTAAAAAGTACTAATAATTCATCTTTTTCTCGTTGATAAGTTGCTGATTTTAAAAAACTTTGACTTCGTCTGTCTATTATTATTTCCAGCATTTCTTTGTTATTTATAGTGGGCTACCATAAAGTTCAGGTTTTATTTCTAACTCCACTAACTTTGATACTTTGCAGTGACCTATTCTCACTTTTATAATTAAATTTAACGAATTTAATAGTAGACTGTATCATTTTACCTCTAGTTACAGTCGTTGAACTTCGGAATTTAACCGAAGATGCTGATTCAATTTTTATTATTCCAGCATTTTTTAGAGTTTTAATGCGACCAAGATCAGGTCAAATCAAGAGATCGCATGAAGCTGATAATCTTTTTCTGTATATCCCGAGAGTAAAGTTCCTCGAGTTATAACAGGACGTTCATCTACCCCTGACGTAATAAATTGGGGCATACTCATAGCTACAATTGAGGCTAGTTTTACACGATTTGCGCGTGCTAGTTCATTCTTTAAGTCTGAACTAAAACTTTCAGAAACTTCTTTCTCATATTTTTTAAATTCCTCTGTCATTATAAGAAGTTTCTGTTTATCAGTAAGATCTTTTGAATCCGCAACATTACAAATTCTCTTATAAGTTTCAGTGTCACAATCTGCATATAACGTTTTATAATCAAAAGTTACGACACCTGCTAACGTAACGACTCTAAGCGCAAATTTTGTAAGAGCCTTTCTTTTCTCAACTCCGTCAGGGAATTGATTTAGGTACAGGCTTAATTTTGTTGCGCTCTTTGCTCCGATACGTTCAAACTCGTTAGAGAATATTCCAATCTTATCTATATCTGCATCAATAATCTTCGAAATTCTAAGGCGACCATAAGAAGTAACTTTTGATTGATACTCCACATTGCCTATTTTTCCAGTAAATACAATTGGTGTACCTACTTTTATTTTCTTATCTATTTCTGCATCTTTAAGTAATTGGACATAATCTGTATAAAAATACCTCGGACTCTTTAACTCTTCCTGATCATCAAATACATATTCCGTCGCTACCGCTACAATACTAATCATTATTTCTAATATTTTTAGTATTAGACTATATCTTCTTTAGTTGTTCACATAGTCGTTGGAGAGAAATTTTAGATAATTCCTCTTGCTAGTTAGGTATTAATAACCTTTCTAGCAGTTCTAACAATTCTTAAGTTATATCTCAAACTTCGGACCTTGTTGATCCGTTAAGCGTCTCGTGATTAAATTTATAAATAGGTTCATTATTCTTTTTATAAATCGTAACATATCGCTTTTATCTAATATAAATTATATATTAGAAAGACTATATAATTCTCTTTTTCATTTAGAGATTTCATTTATAGTCGTTGGAGGGATTTTATTTTCCCCTGCTGATCTTTCTATTTTTGAAAGTTCCAGCAATTATTGAAATTTTAGAGACCCCAGATTTTTCCAAAGGACTCATTCTCTCGTATGTTTCTTCAGCGGCTTCGGGTGGTACTAATTGACATCTTATAAATTATTTATAAGATAGACTATATCATCTAAACCATATTTCAAACTTAGTTCTATATTTAGTCGTTGAAAAGATAATTTTACTATCCTCTGCTGATTCATACTTTATATTTTCCAGCATTTTAATAGAATTTTCTTAAAGTATTTTAACCTTAAGCTACTCTTTTACGAATAGAAACAGTATCACCATCAAACAATATTAATAATTATTTCTAATTGATTTAATATTAGACTATATCTTCCAAAGATAGTTTACCATCTTTAGTTGTTCACATAGTCGTTGAATCTAGATATTATATTCTAGACTGCTAGTTATATTTTTACATAATTTCTAGCAATTCTAACAATTCTTAAGTTATATCTCAAACTTCAGACTTTATTAAAAATCTGCATTTAAAGGTTCACAAACTTGTCGTTAATCTATATAACATTAATATATAGACAGACTATATCATCTAAGATATTCTCTTAGTCTCATATTTAGTCGTTGAACTTGGTTTAAATTTCCAAGATGCTGATTTCTTTTTTTAGATTTCCAGCATTTTGTGAGATTTCATTCCCACAAAGTTTGTTTATGGGAAAGTGTCACTTTTATGTAAAATATTCTCATTTACTAAGTAGACTATATCATTGGTTTTAATCCATATCATTTATAGTCGTTGAAGGGATTTTATATTTCCCCTGCTAATTAGATTTATTATCTCTTTCTAGCAATTATTGATATTTTCCTAATATCTCTTTTATTAGGCCACACTATTACATATGGTATAGTCATCATGAATTCGAAGGCGCATTGCAAAAATCGAATATTCATGAAGACTCGGTTGGCGATTAACTCTGTGATAATCAATACTTTAGCCAACATTATAATTGATTATCCAGGATATTTTCTACCCTGCAAAGACTATATTTTCCATGGTTAAAACTAGGTTATCACAACACTAGCCTGGTTTTGTCCATAGTCGTTGAATTGTGATTAATTTATTTATACGAATTTAAAACCTTTTTCAGGATGTTTTTTGATCCAATAACTAATAGTACTATCTGGAATATTTAATTTTCTAGAACAATCAGAGATACTATTATAAATTACACCATTATAATCCTGAACAGCTTTTGACATTTTATTATTTTTAGAAATTTTCTCTCTTACTTCCTCAGAGAGAGGTTTTCCTTTTCTTCCACGAAGAGCGTTTCCAATAGCTTTTTTATGACTTTCAGAAAGACTTTTACCTAAATGGGACAACTTTAACTTATCTTTCGTTTCTTTTGATAAATGTTTTCCTTTTTTAGATTCAGAAACTTTTCTATTATGATCCTCAGAATGTACTTTTCCTTTTAATGCAAAAGAAATTTTCTGCTTATGTTCTTCTGATAAAGGTTTTCCTTTCTGATAATTTGCCATAGTTTCCCTTAATTGACTAATAGTTTTTGTAGAGAATTGATTTAAAGCTAGATTTCGTTCAGCTCTTGTATTTTTATTTCCGACAATCATTATATTAGCTGCATATATTATTTTTCCTATATTTGGATATATTTTTACAAGTAATAAATGAGCCATTATATGATATCTAACAGGCATTCTTACTAAATTATCTTCCTTATTTGTTCCACCCATACATTTAGGTAATATATGGTGAACCTCTGTATACATATCTTCTGGATAACCATCAGACTCCAATTGTATACATTTATCTATAAGTTGATTATATGTTTTATAATACCATAGTTGATTATGGTATTTAATTTCTTCTTGTGTCATAAATTTCAAAGGTTTATTTTATTTTGTATAATAAATTTCAAATTACTATTATTTTTTACTTTATCATCCAAAAAGTTATATACGTCTTTTCTAATTTTATCATCTAAAAATTCAGTATACCTTGTTTCGTCTTTAGACAGTTTAGTATATTTTTGAAATTTAATAAAAGTATCAAACTCGAGATCAGCTAGTTCATTGGTAGGTCCTGATATAATTGCTACAACTTTTCCACCAAGTATTTGAAATTGATTCATCAATTGGGTATTAATTCTACGTTCCCAATTCTTTGAAAATCCAATTTTTATTGATTTCGGATATCTTACAAAATATAAATAACCAGTTTCTCCTTGAAATTTATTTCCAAGTAATATTCTATTATTTACTCTCATTGCATACTCAGATCCATAACCTTTAGAATTTTTATCTAAAGCATTTTTAGCTCCAAGTAATGCCATTCTTTGTCTCTTCTCTTCACTAGAATTCCATATACCAATTTTAGAAGTACCTTGATATCTTCCTTGAGCATGTAGTTGCTTCATATGTTCAGATCTATTAAAAATTGGTTGTGTAGATACTAGAGAAGAGAAGTGTTTAATTCTAAGTACCTTCATAATATTCTAGTATTTTAATTATTATAAATTCGTATAAATAAATTATCTTCAACTGCTGATTAGAAATAAAATTCTTCCCAGCAATACACAAAATTTAATACATAATTCACATTATATATTCTAGGATTCACACCTAACGTACCAATTAGGAAACCATTAGTACGATTTGTTTTTCCGCATACTCTTTAAACATTTTCAGAGTTTCCGGATTATTATATTCTTCTTTTGTTGCTTTGAGTGCTTCGTTTTTGGTAAAATTCAGCTCTTTCATTAAGTAATCTAAGAAACCTTCCCGACACATTTCATAAGCGATATGTATTGGAACAGAGATTTCATCGATAGCTAATGTAGTACTAGGTATAATTGGGCATCTAGCAGAATTTTTAGTACGGACAGAATACAAGTCACGTGCTAGATTTTCTTTAGATGTATTAAGTAGTGCTGTAGCTTCTTTTTTCCCAGCATTTAGGAGAGCACGTAAAAGGGCTGTATATCTAACTCTTTCTCCAGGGGTATTAAATTTAGATGTAACTTCCTCATAGTTCAAGTCATTAGATTTTTTATCTTCTACGCAACAAAGTCTGATAATAATAGAGTACCAAATACTAAGTTTATGAGATCCCATTACTTTTTTCCCGTTTTTAATTCCGAGAGTAAAAGGTCTCATCATAGCAGGTTGTACTAGGTAATACCGATTAATTAATTTTTTAAATTCTGTAAGACGAGCGGGAAAATGTTCTTCAATAATTTTAATTAATCCTTCGTAAGAACATAGAGCTTCATCAGTAATAAATTCTGATATTTTTAGTTCTTTTGTTGTTGGATTATATTCGAACTGGCAGGTATCAAAAACTTTAATACCTAATTTCTTTGCTCCTCTTACACTATAACCATTTCTTCGAAGATCGTCTCCAAAGAAATCTAACACAATTTTACTATCTTTAAAAATATCTTCGAAAAGTTCTTTAAAGATATCAAAACGTAAATCATTCAAGTAATAGAAAGGAAGTTCAATTCTAGCAAATCTTCTCAATCCCTCTTCTCTTGTAAATACTCTTGCCCCGCAATGAGGACAAGGTTCAGCAGAGGGTTGTCGAATTTTTCCACAAATACATCTATCTTCCATGGGTGAGCCAAAAATATCGACATCATAGACTCCACCGGCGATAGGTTGTATTCCATTGTACTTCAGGTCCAAGTCTCTATGATTAAATAGAACTTGATCTTTTCCATCACTTTTAGTATAATCGATGATAGCTTCATCGGTTAGTAACTCAAGAGATACTGACATAAAATTTTAATATTTTTTACTGTTTAACCATTCCTTCGACATCTTTCCAAATTATCTTAGTAGCTAGTTCAGAATCGTCAGGATTATTTTTTGACCAATCTTTATATACTTGTTTTACATCTGATATTGCATCTGATCTGGTCTTGTCTTTTAATCTTTCATAAACTCCTGCTTCTTTATCTATAACTACCTCAATCATATCTGAAATAATATCTTGAGTAATAGCTCTTGATGTATTAGTAAATCTGGATCTATATTCACGATAAACCAATACGTCGTCATAAGTAAGTTCGAGATCAGAGTATTCGGCTGATGATCTAATTTCGGCTGGTTCTTTATTAAACCATGATAACTGTAACTTTCTAACTCGATCTGCCACAGCCTGTCTACCCATTTCTTCGTACTTCTTTGCTAATTCTTCGACGATATCATACTTAGCTTTTAGGATTTTTCTCATTGCTTCTTTTATCTGAGTTGCATATTCTTCGGGCATAGTAGGACATTCAACAATTAAGTCATACATACCAGAAGAGAATAAGAAAATAATAAAAGCTGGAATTTGTCTTTGTTTTCTTCGCTTTGATATAATAGAGTCTTTGCTAATATCACGAGTAGCCAAAAATTCTATGAATCTTGCTATTTGGTTTCTCGCTTCTTCAGCATATCTCTTATTAAATCCAGAATCATCCTCATCTTTAAAGTCTATATCAACATCTTCTCCGCGTAAAGGAGTATCAGGTGTATAGAGGCTATTAACCATACGAGAGTGACCTTGCTTATGAAACAAATCTTTAATAATATTTCCGACTGTATTAACTGAAGTATGTTTAGGATTAGCCCAAACTATAGTAGTAACAGCATCTTCAATTGCATTATCTTTATCCAATTTTCCTGCTGCTATTATGTCATCGTATGCTGTAGATAACCAAAGTTCGTCCTTAGTCATCTTACCTTCATACTGAGACTCATCTACTTTAATTTTCTTCTCATCCTCGTCATCTCCAATAATACTCTCATCAGAACCTTCAGAGTCATCGTCATCAGAATCATCTCCTGTTTCGTCTGGACCTAGATATCCTTGATTTTCCAGGTCTTCTTCTTCTTCATCTAACAAATAATCGTCTTCCATTCTTTATTAGCATTATTATTTTTAATTAATTAGTATAAACCTTGAGAGAACCTGAAATTTTCTCTCAATTATTAGGGTAACACCTTCTGGGATACGTGTTTTAGAGGTTTAGAGGAAGAAAAATAAAGAGGGATTTGTTATTTCCCTCTTTTTCTATATTTATTTTCTTTTTAATAATTCATAACCCTTTGTTTGTTTCTTCTTTCCTGTAGTTTCATCTAAAATTGTAACATATATCAATTTAACTTCAAAATAATTTTCTAAATCTTTTGCCTTAGGAGTAGCTGTATAGGAAATTGATGGATAAAGATACTCTAGTCTAGATTTTATATTAGCTAATGTCAATTTATCTCCAACTTTAAATTCTGAATAAATAGTATTAACTAAAAGTTCTTGACTAAATGTTACTACTCCAAGTTCTTTCTCAATCTTATATTTATCATATCCTAAAGCTCTGAGTTTTTGAGGTCCGAGTGCTAAATAGTAAGACTTAATATTATCATGTTCTCCAATCTGATCTAATACTACTCCTATAATTTGATCATTAAAACTATATTCACAAAGAAGTTTAAGTTTGGCTTTAAAAGTACCTAATTCTTGATATTCCTTTAAAAAATCTGATATCTTTCTATTAACTATATCATCCGGAGATAAAGTATTATGAACTGTTGAGAATACAGTAAATCTATCTTTATAATCTATTTGCTGTATCTTAAAAGCTCTAATCTCGTTAACCAATACTAAATTATTAAGAGCAGGTACTAAAGTTCCACCCTGATGTTCGTTTACAGCTATATAATCATTCTTATAATTATTACTTTTTACATCACTTTGATACTTCTTAGCTAAATTATACTTAACATCATCTAAAGCTGTACTAAATGCAGATAATAAGTCACTAGTAGCTTTCTTTTTTCTTTCTATTTCCTTATTAAACTCCTCCTGACTAACCTTTCTATAATCACAGGTAGATCTATAATAAAAAGTAGCTTCGTTTTTCCATGGATTTTCAAACAATCTTTGCCTTCCCAGAATTTGAGGTAAATCTTCAGAAATATCAACAGCTAAAGAGTCTATATTACTATCACTAAAGATAAACGATCTAGCGCATAAACTATAAAAGTCTGCCCCTAAGTAAACTGTCCTAGTACAAAATGTAAACATCTTAGGTTTAACCCCTTTCAATGGTACCTCTCCTATCACAAATTTCTTCCCTAATCTTTTTTGAATTTTTTTGAGATTTTCAGGAGTATTACTACAAAGAATATTAACCTCTTCTGGTTGGAGATCACATTTCTTTATAATACTGACTATATGATTAACAGAGTTTACATAAAATACAGCTTCATCGCTAATTATTTTAGTAGGATAACCGTTAATCATCCTTATAGCACTTTCAAAGTTACCAGATTTATAGGATTGAATAATTTCTGGTAATTTAGTTCCTACACTCATCATAGATAACACTTTTAAAGCAGGTTTAAGAATTCTAGATGGGTCCTCTTTCCCCCAATTCATATCTATATAAGGTAAACCATCAAATTCATCCAGCATGTTTAAATATTCCTCTAACATTGGAGTTGCACTAACAAATAGAGCTGAATGGGATTGATGTAAGTGATATAAGAAATCTAATTCAGTATCTGATTTAAATTTAGCATCATGTAAGATAGTTTGAAATTCATCTATTATAGTATAAAAGGATTGAAATATACCTAAAGATGTTAATATATCTTTTACTATTCTATATGAATCGTAAGTAACTAGAATTTTACATGGTTTATCTCCTAAGTATTTTCTCTCATTTAGGTAATCTTTAATTTCATTCATTAATCGGTTATAGACAGTATTTTTCCCATTAACCATCTCATCTAATTTCTCCATAAATTGATCTCCTCTATTAATAGATTTATCAATTTTAGAAAGATCTTTATCAATTGGTACTTCTTTTTCCAACTCGTTTATAACTAAATAAACGTCTCTACCATGTTGATCCTTTTTATTTTTAAGTAACATCTTTCTAGGAGAACAAAGTATTACATTTTCAGGTCCTCTTAAACAATATTCTGTAAATCCACATCCAGGTAATTGTTTGTTAATTATACACTTTACAGGTAGTTTATAAAATCTAAATAAACTATCCATTTCTGAAATATATCTAATACCTCTAGGTACTATGATATCAGGTAATTTATTGATCATAAATA